GTCACGGGTTTGTCGTGAAATGTCCGGTATGGGGTGGCCCCCCTACCCCGTAGGTGTCCTGTTTGGTCGCTCGCGCGTGTCGATTGTGTTCAACGGCGTGATGTGGTGTGGTCGTGCCTAGGGCTGTGGCGTGCTGGTAGTGGATGGGTAGGTGGGGGTGGGGTACCCAGTACGGGGTGGGTCGTGGTTGTCGGTTGCATCGCTGCGTTGTTCATGATTGATGTTGGTTCACTGCATGAGTAGCTGCTGCATGGTGGGGTTGCCTACCTGCCTGGTGTCCCTGCTGGCGGGCGTGCACTGGGTGACGGTGGGTGTGTGCTGCTGCTCAACGGTTACGGATTCGCGTGTTCACGATTGTGTTGACGTCCAACGGTTCGCATGTGCTGTTAGTGCTGGTGGGCACAGGTGGTGGGGTGTGGCTGTGCCCTTGCCTACCCTCGATGGTGTGCCCCTCGTTGAATGCCCCGGTTCGTTGAACCCCTCTGGTATCCCTAGTTGGTGTGTGTCCCCTTACGGCTGTTGCACTGTCGGCACAGTATCGCGAGTGGGGCGTCTTCGTCTCCGCCTTCACTGACTGGGGTGGGGTGGTCGGCGGTCAGGTCTGTGGAGTGGTGGGACTGCCGCTGCCAGCCGGGGCAGATATCGCCGTGCTGATCGCGCCAGGCTTTGACTGCTTGTGCCCTGCGTTCCAGGATCGCGCGAGTGTATGGGCGGCGGCGGCGTTTCCCTCGGGTAGTGGCAGCGATGATGACTCGGGTGCATTCATTGCACCGTCCGTTGCGGTTTGGTGTGAGGATGTGGTTCATGGGGTGGAGTGTCGAGCCGAGGCAGGGCCGCATCATGCGGTGGTCACCTCGCTTAGTTGTCGCCCTCGTTGCTGGTTTTCAGCCAGGCTGTACCGAACTGGCGTGGCAAGTCGCCTGGCACCCGTTGCAGGACCAGGATTTGGGGGAGGGTTGAATCCCCGGCTGACGCGAATTGGACCGGCTGATATGTGTACTCCGGGTCGCCGGCCAGCATGATGTTGCCGTTGCTGTCGACCCTGTTGATGTCTGAGTCTAGGAGCACCGTGGCAATACCGATCACATCATCGGCGTGGTCGACGGTGGTGTGTCCATCGTCGTGGGTGTGCAGGATTGCTGAACCGTATTCGGTCACGGTCTCTCCTTGCTTCCTCCGCTGGTCACATCACGCCGTGGTTCTTCAGGTCCTTCATCACCGCGGTGATATCGAAGTGCAACTGATCGGCGACTACGTATCGTTCTTCGATGTTGATGCCGACTGGCCTTCTCGGGTCTACTCGGTTGGCTGCCTGCCTGAGTAGGCGGGCGATGGTCTTGCGTGTTCTTCCTGGACCTTTAACGATGCCGCCGGTGTGGAGGTTCGCGGTTACGTGCTTGGGCATGCTGGTCTCTTTCGGCCGGAAGTCTCAAGCGATGGTGGGTAGCGCGTACGCCAGCAGTGCGCATGCCGCGGCCAGTAGGGCCAGGTTGATCCGGGATCCGGTGGGGAGCGCCGCAACCACGAGCAGGATGACGGCAGCGAGGTACAGGATGGTTTGCCACATGGTGTGACTTCCTTACGTTGCGGTGCAGGTGGCGTATGCGCGGCGGTGGGACCGGTTGGTTTTCTGGCGGGTGTCCCGCTCGGCGATCACGAGTTCGCTGAAGTAGTAGAGGCGGACGCCTTTACGGTTGTGGCCTGCGACGTTGAGTTGCTGGCGGTGCCCATCTTGGTTGGTCCAACCGCGTATATGCCAGTGCCGGATGGCTTTGGGATTGACGTGAAGTTTCTGGCTGGCTTGGCTGGCGGTGACGAGTTCCTGCATTTCAACCCCCGAACATGACGAAACCCCACCATAAGTGGGGTCGCGGATTGCCTAGCTTTAAACTATAGGGACACACGAGGATTGTCAAGTCGTGGAGGGAAGATCACGTTCATAACCGCCAGTTGTCCATTTCTTCGCTGATCGGGACCCGCTCAATGATGCTGCTTGCGATACTGCGCCCGAGTTCGTCGAAGGCAGTCATGAATTGGTATGCGGCGGGTGATCCGGTCCAGGGGCATGGCGTGTAGGCCGGGCGTTTCGTGAAGACGCGGTGCTCTTGGACCATTGGTGTTGTCAGATCCATCGGGTCGAAGGCACCGAATCGCGGCCGGGCGATCCGAGGGAGAACATACCGATCCTGGAAATCGTTGCGAAGAAACTTGGCCAGCAGGGCGCGGTGTGTCTCGTATGCGGGGTGCCATTCCCCGGGTTGTGGTGGTTTGCTTGGTGTCATGGCCGCCGTCTCTCGTCGTTATTCGGGTGGTCGGGAAAGTAAGTGCCGCAGGATGTGTGGGTGCAGGGATCGTCAGGTGGCAGTAGCTCGTATTCGCTGGTTTTGATGTCATAGTGGCCGTGCCGGTGGTCGGCGGTCAGGAACCAATGGACGTAGCCGCCGCAGCCAGCGGCGTGAACAATGTCCAAGCCAGTTGTCTGGGCGATACGGCGGGTCGATCGTGGTGATAGTTTTCGCCAACCCATTACGGTCTCCATTCCTCGTCGTAGTCCGGGTGATCAGCGAACGGCAGCGCCAGCAGGTGCAGCGTCTGGCATGGCCAATCCCCGATCAACTGTTCGTCGAGATCTCGGTACGAACAGAGATCGCATCCTGGTCGCTCGGTTTCTACCTGGAATCGTTTGTGCAGTTTCAGGATCGCCCGGTTGGCGGCGATGTCGGCCAGGACGTACGCCGGGTCATGCAGCGCGATGTGGGCCGAATCAGCACGGCGCTGCTGGTCCTCCCATTCCTCCGGCTCTCCGTCGGCTCTGGTGTATGCGCCGTAGTCGGTGATCTGCCCAGCCTCGGAGGAGACGCACCCGCCATCGTCGTGCCACGGCCCGGGTGATGCGGCCAGCGCGGTGGTTTCGATCTCTGTGTAACGCGCCTGGATGAACTCCACCAGCGTCATGGCTTGCCTCCCGTCCCTGTGGTGGTGGTCTTTACGGCCGTAACCTTCCCGGAGACTTCGACGGTGGCAACGTTGACACTGCCGCCACCCTCGGCGGGGCGGCGCAACCAAGCCTTCAAACGTTCGATGATGGTCATTTCCACAGCAACCACAGCAGGTCCCGGTTGCTGATCAAGATCGCCAAGATGGTGGCCAAGAAGCCGACAGCCACAATGGTTTTCCCCCAGAAGATGACCGAGTAGTGCCATCGCATCCGTTCCTCGCTGGTCTTCATGGTCACGAGTCCTCCTGAACAATCAGCTTGATCTGACCCAGCTTCGCCCGTGCAACGTGCATCTGGCGGACAGCCTTGTCTCGTTCAGCTATCGCAGTAGCAAGGTGCTCTTTCGCTGCGTCCCTCTCGATCTTGTCTCTCTCCGGGTCAAGCTTCTTCGGGAGCATCGAGTCGAGCAGATTCACCAACTGCCAAGCCTGCGCAGCGGTCATGGCGATGCCGTTGTCTTCATCGCCGTCGAACTGGCTGATAGTGGTGCCGCCGTCCATGATGTCCACGGAAATGTGGACGGCGGGTTCACCGGTGTCGGCTGGTATGTCTTTCGTGTTCGCGTAGGTGTTGTTCACTTCGTGTCCTCCTTGACTTCCAGTACCAGGACGCCCGCCTTCAAAGCGCGGGCCACCATGTCGGCTGTGCCCTTCCCTCCGGAGAAGGCAATCAACACATCCAAACCGGAATCGACCATTGCCTGATTCCTTCGAGGCCCTGCGGCGTTACCGTGAATGTGCCAATGAGCGGGATGTGGTTCGGTTTCCCAGCCCATCTCAATAGCTGTGACGGTAGCCAACCGATCAGCGCCGGATGCGTCCCCGTGTACCAGCACGGGGATTTCGGTTCTCCATGGTCGATCGAATAGCCGGAGAGCCTTTTGGACTACCGTAGGTTTGTAGTACTTCCGGCCGCCGGTTACTCCGATTCGCACTGTTCGCTCCTTCCTGTCGCCCATGTCTGCCAGTTCGCCCATGCCCGTGATGGTGTCGGCCCGGTCTGGCTCTGATACCTCGACCCAGCAGCCCCGGCGCCGTACGGTGCCTCAGCTGGAGAAGACAACTGGAAGACACACAACTGCCCGATCTTCATGCCCGGCCACAGCGTGATCGGCAGGTTCGCCACATTGCTCAGTTCCAGAGTGACTTGACCGGAGAAGCCCGGGTCGATGAAACCAGCTGTGGAGTGCACGAGAAGCCCGAGTCTCCCCAGAGAGCTTTTGCCTTCAGCGCGGGCCGCCAACGACGCATCGAGGCTCACGGTCTCCAGGGTAGAGCCGAGCACGAATTCACCGGGGTGCAGGACGAACGGCTCACCGTCCCTGACTTCGACCAGCCTCGTGAGGTCGGCTTGCTCCGTCGACGGGTCGATGTGGGTGTAGGCGTGGTTGTTGAACACCCGGAACCAACGGTCCAACCTCACATCGATAGAGGCGGGCTGGATCAGGCTGAAATCGAACGGTTCAATCCACAGCCGGTGAGCGGCATGGGCCTCAGCGATATCCCTATCAGACAACAGCATCAGATACCTCCGGGTTGAACCATTTCCTGCATTCGACGCACACGACTGCGTTTGGGTCGTGGTAGGTACCGTACGGGCGGGTTTCAGCGTGTGAGCAATTCTGCTGTTGTTGGTGGACTGCCACCGGGATCACCGCGAACTCAGTTGGCCCGGTGTATTCGTAGCACTCCGACCCAGCTTTGATTCCGTTGATCTCGTCGCCCTCAATGTCGGTGTACAGGTAGGTCAATCCCGCGGTGTTACTCATGGTTACCTGCCCAGGGCTTGTATGGCGGCCGCAATCAGCCTGTCGCCCTTTGCCCGGGCGTCGTCGGTGAGCTCGTCGATGAACCCTTCCTCGTCGAACGTGATCGGGATCAGGTCAGCGGCGCCGAGCGCCGTGTACAGGTCGTATTCCCATCCGCTGTTGCCGAAGGGTCGTTTTCCGCTGAAACCTTCGCCTTGACTCCAGACTCCCGCGAGCAGCGCGATCAGGTAGTCCCGGACCGTGGCTGCTTCGGCGTCGTTGTTGCTGCGCATCGGTAGCCCCAGGATCGTGGGGCCTTGATCGGTGACGGGTGCCCACCGGCTTGTCGTGGTCTCGGTTTTGATGACCCGCCGGAACGCTTCGGCACCAGGGTGGCGGCGCATGATCTGTTCGGTTTCGTCCAAGTTGTCGACAAGATGGGTTCCGTCGTTCCTGGTGCGGACCTGGTATTCGGTGGCCATGGTCTCGTTGTGCTCGTTCATGTTTCGGTCCTTTCCAGGTGTGCCGCCGCAGCAGTCTTGAAATCGTTGTCTTCTGTGAACACGGCAGCGGTCCCCAACGCGAGAGCGGGATGGACACCTGAGCCCATAGCGATCTTGACGACCGGTTTCAGGTACTCCCACGGGAGACCGGTCAGGAAGGCCGCCCAGTCTGCGGGGGCTCCCTGGGAGATCAGGTATTCGGTGATCTCGGTTTCGGTTGGTTCACTCATGCTGCTGTCCTTTCCTCGGGAGCAGGTTGGGCCGCGATCTCATCGAGCAACGCGGCCAGCTCACCGAGAGGGACACGGATTCCTCCAGCGATGGTCGAATTGTTGGCCAGCTTGAATTCGTCTCCGTCCCAGTGGATCTCCATGACGTGATAGCCGAGGAGGTCTGTGAGCTGGTCTGTGACAACGGAGGCGCCGCGCCCGTTGTCGAATCGATAGAGGTCCTGTGGTTCGCCGCCGATGTTGGTGTCGCGGCGAACCGGCGTATGTACTGATTCCATGTCGTGCTCCTTTTCGGTCATGCCCTGCCGCCTCTACTGTTGATGTCCACCAAAGGATTCGTTTCCGCCGTTGGCGGTTTCCTTTGAGTGGGGATGCGTTTCCGGAACTCCGTCCCGCACGCTTTGCATTTCCAGATCGGCAACGACGGTGTCGATACGTCCAGCAGGTCGTCGTGCCCAGCCTTCCCGCATTCCTTCTGTTGCGGCGTCAAAATAGCGTGCAGCAGGCCAACCCACCGGTAGTATTCGCCGACGGTCAACAGTTGCCCGCATCCCCCATGCGACCGGAGGCATTCGATGTACCGATCGCCTGGCACGTCGTACAGGACCTTCAGGTCGCACCGTGAACACGGGACGGCTTCCTTGTGGTCGGGTTTCACGGTCGCATCGCCGTTGGTGATATACAGCAGGCCAACGATCTGCCGCAGCTCGGCCGTGAAATCATCCAGAGCATTCGCGTACTGAAATGCCCAATCGAGGCGGACAGTCAACCAGCCCACGAGACGATCGACTGTCGCTCCGGGATAGTGTTCGCTCTTTTTGCGGTCGTGGATCCACAGGTCCACCCACGAAGCCAGGACCGCGGCGACCGGCAGATTCCCCATTTGGTCGCTGTTCGGGTCGACGATGGGTTTAATCCCCGTGGGAACAATCAAATCGAGGACACCCGTACGTACACCCAGAGACTGTTCGCGGCTGCCGGAGACCCTGGCGCTGTCGTTGCTGCTGCCGGGAGTCGCATCCAGGAGCCTGTACTGGGTCGGGATGTCGGCCAGGTGGGTGCGGATCCTTCCCTGGCATGACGGGCAGGCGATCCAGCCGTGTTCGGTGTGGGCGGGTTCCCTGGGTTCGCCTGGCCGGCCGTACACCCAGCAGGTGACACATTCACTCATTCTCGCCTCCAGCGTGCGAATCGCGGGTGCCTCTTCGTGCATTGTGCGCACACCAATTGGCGTTTCCCGTTCAGGTGGACAGAACCAGCCGCTTCGTGGCCGCCGAAGTCCTCACCGCATTGCGGGCACGGAATCCAGAAATACCCGAGCACGGCCGCATAGCACTTGTGGAACCAGCGCCACGGGATGAGCCTGGTGAATCTGTTCCTCGGTTTCTTCTCGGTTTCGGTGACGTATATGGCAGCCGGGGGTTGCCCTGTCTGTTTGAGGAACGCTTCTTTGAGCCTGTCCACGTCTATGTCTGACTCCGAAATGAGCAGCGGCTCAATGTGCACTCGAGGCTTCAACAGCCGGTGCAGCTCGTCCAGTTTGGTTTCGATCCGGTCCAACTGTGTGGGTTCACTCATCAGTTGATCTCCTATTTCTCCGTGTTGACCAGTAGTAGCGGAACCCGTCGGTGACTTCCACCGGCGGATTCTGGGCTAGGTGCCCTTTCCCCTGTTCGAGATCGCGTGGACCGGTGATGCCCGGCCGCTCGCTGGTCCACGCCCCTATCGATTCACCGTCCGAGAAACACTCAGCGATCAAATACGCGTCCGGGTGCGGTTTGTCGAACGGCGGGTACTCGGGTGGCGGTCCGTAACTGTTGTGGTCGCCGGTGTGCCCCGGAACGCATCTGCACCATTTGGCCTCGTCACGGTCATGGGGGTCGACGGCCCCGCACTCGCCGGGCCCGGCGTCTCCGTGGAGCCGGTTGCCTAGCAGCATGTGGGCTATGGCCTGTTCAGCGGTCAGCCCGTACGGCCGTCCGGCTTCGGTGGCGGCGACGGTGAGGAAATCGTTCACGGCTGGATCTCCCATGTCTCGTATGCGGTGTCCCGGTTGTGGCGGGCGAGTTTCCGCCGTGCGACCCGTTCAGCTGCTCGTTTCGCGGATCGTTTGGTGGGCCGCCAGACGAACCAGCCCCGCTCTTTTTCGAGTCGTATCCAGTCGGGGGCATCAGGGGATCCGTGGCTGATGTTGACCTCGTAGGAGCGGGGGCCGGTCTGTTTGATTTTCGCGCGCGCGTCGATGCTCATCAGTTCTCCCTCTCCGCGTGTTCGGTCTGCTGCTTGAACCGTGCGAGCCACCGCGCGTCCCGTTTGTTCCGGTACCGCTGCCACCTTGGGTAGATGACGTGATCCCACAGCAGTGTCCACGGGCCGAGCACGGCCATCAGCGGCCATAGACTGCCGAGTGCCAACGCCAGGCAGGTCGCGCCGTTCCCGAAGCGGGCGTCTTCAATAGCGGCTGCGGTAACGAGCAGGACCCATCCGCCCAGCCAGACCCAAAACACAATGTTGCTCATCGGTTTCCCCTCGGTTCGATGCTGCGTGGCGGCCGCCGCCGTTGGGTCGGGCCGGTGTTCCGGTTCCTCCGCGCCTCCAGGGCCTGTTCACGGATCTGCTGCGGTGTCCGACGAGGCGGGGCACTCGACAACTCGTCTACCCCCAGAACTTCTAGCGGAACTCCCGAAACCCGCGCGATGGACTCGACAACGCGGTTCATCTCTTCGTCCCATGCGCTGGTATTCATGCGCACTTCCATCGAGACCCGCCCGACTGGGTAGTTCGCAGACAGTACATCCATCCATCGTGTCCATTCGTACCTCAGCGGGCTGGGGCACGGCTGGCTTGCGTTTCTCCATTCGTTGAGGTGCATCCGCCTGAACCCTTCATCCGAATCGGATCCGTCTTCTGGTGCCCACCTCATCGCCGTGGGGACCCCTGACCGGTCCTCACCGAGACTCGACGGGACATGCCCATCGGATTGGTTGCGCAACGTTGAGTATTGGCAGCCCTCCGAACAGAACAGGTCACTCAGGCTCGTGGCTGGTACCTGTTCGCCGCAGCCCATGCACCCCGTCACCGCGTCGATCGCTGCGAGCGTGGACGCGACCTTGGCGTCACGCTTTGTTGCGTAGTCGCTCATGACTCGACCTCTTCCCATTCGGATTCGGGTTGGTCGGCCCTGGCGCGCAACACTTTCCCGTCCCAGTAGGACACCTTCGTGTCAGCGATGTTGTGGGCTTCTTGCCGGGTCAGCCCGGTTTCGATGACCCGTCGCCCCGGTGAACTGTTGTGCTCGACGGCGTAGACGTACAGCTCCTCCTCATGCAGCACCACGAGCGCTTTGGCGAGGTCTTGCAGGGTCACTTTCGGGTTGCCGTGAGCAGCGTCCTCGATGACGCCAGCGGCTTCGCGTCTATTCACCGGGGACCTCCGTCCATTCTCCGTGCCATGCGGGGCGGGAAATGATCTGCGGTTTCCACTCCGGTTTGACCTCGCGCATCTGGGCGTCGGCAACCTCAATGTCGCCGTACGGGCCGTAGGTGAACGTGAGACCGGTTTGGTTGGTGACCCGCACGCCGTACTCGGTTCCCTGTTCACCCAGCAGCGGGAGGGCGGCGGTTAGGACCTCCAGCGTGATCTTGCGACATTCCTCTGTCACCCACGGTTGTAGCTGGTCAGGGTGGTCGTCGTGCCCGAGTAGGAGTTTTTGCACGGCCGCGTCGATTGCGGCCTGCGGGATGGTGGTCATCACATTGCCTTCCGGTAGTTGCTGCGCTTTTGCCGCCATGTGGCGCGTTGCATCGCGGCCTCCCATGTCGGATGTTTGTACGGGATCCTGAATTCCCACCAGTCGCCCGGCGGGAGTGCTTTCCACCAGCCTCCGAGCTTGTAGACCCGCCACTTGCTACTCATCGCCGTAGGTGTCCTCTCTGGTATTTCAATTCGAGTGAGCGAAGACGGATCTGGTCAATGCGGTCCTGCTCGGACTGGCTGACCATCACGGCCATAACCATGGGCGGCTTAACATGCGTGTCTGGTTCGGCGGAGCGCCATCCCCCGCATATCGCCTCAGCCAGAGTTGGCTCTATTGCCTGAATGTGGTCGAGTTTTCCGCGCAGCCCCTGGGCCACCCGTTCGCTATCGGTCACGATTCCTCCTTGGGACAGTTGTCGCCCTTCGGCGCGTCGTGCTCTTCACCGCATGCCCAGCAGGGATTGCAGGTCTCGCAGTCGACGCAACCCGAGCACGGCGGGTCGATCTGGCAGGTGCAGTCGTGGCAGGTGATGCCCCGCCCGAACAGGTGGGTGTTGGTTTCGTCGGTGATCGTGATCTGTCGGCTCATTCCCCTGCCTCCTTGTCGTCCAGCGCCGCGAACACGGTGGCCATGGCGTTGTTCCAGCCGAGGCCGTCGAACTGATTGATCAGTTCGTCGCCGCGCTTCACGAACGGGATCTCCCGAACCCTTGCGATGGCGGTAGCCAGGACTGCCACTTCCTGCGCCAATCTCAGAGAATCAGTTCGCTCCTTGGCCAGTTCAGTGCGGGACCGGTCGACCCACCGCAGTAGCGAAACGATCCGGGGTCCCCAGTCACGGTCTCCGCTGTCCTCCACCGTCGGGAAGATGTTCTCTGGCCAATGCTCATCCAGGAGCGACATGAGGCCGTCCCACGAGTGCAGGCGGTCGACCTCGGCCAGCAGCGCGGGAACGTCATCAGCTGACGCGGTGAGCCCTTCGAGGCTGGCGTATGCGGCGGCCGGGCGGGACCTTTCCCGGATCTTCTCCAGATCTTCAGGGGACAGTGGGTCAGACATTGGTGTCTCCGTTCTCATCAAGGGCGCGGGCGGATTGGGTCAGGCATGGTTCATGCTGGTGCCCGAGCGCCGGGTCCAGGGCGGTTTCCATGTAGAGCGCCGGGCACTCGCAGTGGTGCCGGAGCACAACCCCGGTGTCAGGGTCAATGGCTGTCCCCCGGTCCGGGTCGTCGCATTCGCAGAGTTGTCCCGCGAGTTTCAGCCCACGATCGAGTTGGGCGGCCAGGCGGGTGTTTTCGTCCAGCAGGTACCGGAGGTCATCCGGGGCGTTGGCGATCAGTTCAGCGTCCTGGTGGGCCGTTCCACCTTCAGGGCCGTAACCGGTGGTGGCCACCTCCATGCTGGACGCCGCATCGACCCGGTGCGACACGTCACCCCAGGATTTTTCACTGCGGCGGCTCCACGGCTGGCTTGACGCGGCTTCCACGCGTTCCCGGATCTGTGCGGTGCGGTCGGTGTCAGTCACTGTGGCCACCCTCCAGCGAATGCGGCTATTGCATCAGCGCCACTCCCGAACGCGTAATGCAAATACCCGCCCGCCTCGTGGGGCGAACGGACCTGCCAGTAACCCTCGGGGAGCTTCCGTACCCTCCATTTGTTGTCGCAGGTGCAGGGGGGATAGACGTAATCGCCGTAGTTCCCGACCTGGTACCAGGTCCCGGCGAGGCAGCCGTTGGTGTGCTTCATCGTTCGGTCCTTTCCTTGCTGGGTTGCGGCCTGTCCGGTCGCAACTGTGGTGTTTTCGCTGGTCAGTGGCCAGAGATTTACTTGACGGGTACTTGCTTCGTGGGCTGGCTGGGAATCGAACCCAGCTCCACCGAGCGTTCCCCGGTGTCACATCCAAGGACGGCGCGTCCGCCTCAGCCCGTGTGCCCGGTGCCGTACCGGGCGGTAGAGGTCAGTCGAGGTAGCGGGAAATGGATTGCTGCTCTACCAGGACAATGCGGTGCAGGTTCCGCAGCTGCCGCAGGGCGGCCGAGAACGTCTCTTCCATGTCCCGCAAGGACTGTGAATTCGGGTCGTAGTCGGTTCCGTGGTTCCTGTCGAGCAGGTGCCCAGGGACGCGCCTAACCATGGCCAGACAGTGCTGTGCTTGCGTCACACCTTCGGCGATTGCCTTGAGTTTTTCAAGGTTGCACTCTCCGTGCTGTCGCCAAGCTGCATCGTGTTCGGCTGTTTCGGTCTCAAGATCGTTGCTCATGTCGTGCTCCTTCGGTTGTGGTGGCCGGAGAGCCGGGCTCCGGCCGGTGGGTTAGGTGGCGTCCAAGCTGGTCACGAAGTCGTGGATTTCCTGGCCGATCTCAGCGAGTTCCAGAATCCGTTCCGGCTGTTCGATGTCGATGTCGCCGTCTGCGAAGAGATTCACCTGAACCCGAGTCGGGTCTTCGCTGTCGACAACGAACTGAACGTTCCCGATAGTGAGTTTCAGGATCTGTTTGTTGATGCGTTCGATGTGGAATCGGTCGTCGCTCATGGTGTTCTCCGTTCTGGGTGGCCCGGCGGGGGCAGCGAGTCTGCGCAGGTTGCGGGTCGCATAGCCCCGCCGGGGGCTTGTGTGAGAACCGGGGTCCTGAGCGGGGTCGGGTGCAGGGCGGTTACTACTCCACCGGTGCATGTCGCCAGATGCCTCTGGCGGTCCGGCGCCGATCCTGCTTCCATCGGCCTCCCCGGCACCCGGCCCCTATCAGAGCCTCGGTTCCCTGTGTAGTTGTTGTTGCTATGTCTCTACGATACACTTAGTGTGAACAATCATCCATACTTTGGGGAGGTGAATTCTATGAATGAACAATCGTCTACCTACACTGACCGAACGGTTGACCCAGGTACCCTGACCGACATGCCCGGCCCACGCACCGACCCCGACATTCCTGACCTCGTCAACCTCACCGACGCGGCCAAGATCCTGAACGTCGCCAAATCGCGGGCACACGTCCTCGTTCAGGACGGGAAACTGCCCGGCCAGAAGGTCGGCGGCACGTGGGTGTTCCGGCGGGCCTTGGTCGAGGAACTCCGCCCGAAGATCGGGAAGCGCGAATAGGCTCATGCGGCATGCTCCAACAGCATCGCGAACGCCGCAGCGCCCTGCTGAGGGACAACACCGTTGCCCAGGGCGTGCAACTGCTGGTTACGCGACAGGCCCGGCACATCCGTGACGTGGCCAGCCGGCAGACCCATCAGGAATTCCACAAACCTGGGGGTGAGTCGCTGACCGTTCCGGCCGGCATGTGTTGCTGATGGTGCTGGCCTTCCGGTGATGTGTTCCCACCGGGCGATGGCGGCGGCGTATTTCCCCCATCGATCCGCACTGCCAGCGACGGGAGTGTCAGATCTCCGCTGGATCCGCGCTGGTTCGGGCCACCCTTGGTTCCATCGGTGGCTCTGGGCGTCGGTAGTAGCCGGATGGCTTCGTTCAGATCGGTCCCCCGAGGGTTCGGATCGCATCCCCGGCCATCCCGCGCCCTGGGTGTCGGTAGAAGAGATACCACTGTCCGCAAGTCCGGACCGCCCGTTCCATGCAGCCCGACGCCGTTCGTGTCGCTGGTTCGCGGTGTAGGCAACAATGAAGACCCGTTCGCGCTGGTGGGCGGCACCGACGGCGGATGCTCGTAGAGTCCTCCACGATCCCATGTACCCGAGCGCGGCCAGTCCGTGAACGACACTGGCCATAGCGTTCCCGCCTCCAATAGACAGCAACCTAGGGACGTTCTCGAACAGGCACAACCGGGGTCGTGTTGCCATGTTGCCAATAGCTCGCGTGATGTCATCGAATAGCCATCTGTCGTCGTGGATACCGGCACCGTGGCCGGCGGCTGAGATTGGTTGGCACGGGAACCCGGCCGTCAGGATGTCGACCGGTTCGACCTGCGACCAGTCCACGGTTCGGATGTCGCCCAGGTTGGGGACGGTCGGGTGGTGGTGGGCGAGGATCAGTGAGGCGCCAGGGTCGGGGTCGGCCACCCACGCCAGCTCAGCGGGAACAACGGATTGGACGGCCATGTCGAGCCCTCCATACCCGGAACACATTGAACCGATCCTCACGGCCGCCCGCTAATTCCCCAGCCACACAACCGGGCGGCGTCAACGATCCGCTGCGGGGTCACGTTGTCGCGTAGTTTCACCAGCGTGTGTGGTGTGGAGATTCTGACGTACCACCGCAGACCGTCGTGTCCATAACGGATAGTTTCGGCGGTTACTTCTACGATCACGCTCGGGTGGTTGGTTTCCCATGTGGTCATACCGCGAGCCCGGTAGGTGCGCCGGAATCCCAGGAGCCGTGCCCACCGGATCAGATCCCGGACCGTCACCGGCTCCGGTTCGGCGTGCCCGAGGTCGCCGTCGCAGCGCATCCCCAAAGCACCGATGTGCGGGCAGCCGCCATCAGTGGCGTGCGTGAAGTGCGTTCCGTCGGATGGCTCACGCAGTTTCGCTGTGGCGCGATTCATCATCGATTCGGCTATCTGCCGGCCACGCTCGACATCGCCGCGCCGGATCTGGATCGGGTTGGTCTGCGGTTCGGCCAGTGGGTCACGCATCGCGCGTCTCCTTCGTTAGCTCGGCCATCGCCGGGTACAGGCTGGGTATCAATCGGCAAGCGGAGATGACCTCAGCGCGGATGTCGGCGTCCGAGGGGATCGGGTCATTGAGGTGGGCACCCCGCACGTACCCCATAACAGCGGCTTCACCGACGAGACGTTGTTCGCGTTCGGTCATCGCGGCCAGGGTCCGGGCCACGTCGTCGGCGCGGTCCTGGTCTCTGGCGGCCAGATAGGCGACCAGATCAGCGGGAATCTCAGTCATCGGTTTGACCGCCGATCGATCGCTTCGGCCCATGCCACAGCCACGGCCGCGACCTGGATCAGCTCGGCGCGGATCTTGACCGGGTCCGCCTCTGCGAGAGCTTCGTAGACCTCTTCGAGGAGCACGCCGTCCCAAGCGGTGCACGCCTCGGCAGGGTCGCGGTACTTGACCTCGCAGCCGTCCCCGGCGCGCCGGGCGTTGATCTCTTTCCAGCGGTCAGCACGGAAGGCGTACTCGTTGCGGACGACGCTGCCGATGTCGTGCGGATCGAGGTCGGGGTGGTTCTGCTCGCCCCACTTCGCGTCCTGGCGGGCGCGCTCGTCGGCGATCTCGTCGAGAACGGGCCTATTGCGGATCTTCGGGTAGGTCATCGGCCCGCCTCCTCGATGGCGGCGGCGCGGGAGGCGATATCCGTCAACAACGCCACCTCCAGGCTCGGGTCTGCGGCCAGCAGGTGATCCACTTCGGCGCGGCCTGGCAGGATCCCGGATGCGATATCCCGCAGCACCTCGGCGGCGATGAGCGGCGCGACCTTCCGGACGATCGCTTTCGCCACCTCGATGTCGAACTCGTCCGGAGAGCTGACGTGCGGGTAGTTACCCGCGTCGCGGGCCTCCATCTCCACATCGATTACCGCCTGCTCGGCAGGAGTCAAATCATTCATGGGTTCACCTTCATTGGAGGGTCATCGGTTTTCGGTGGCGAATACTTTTCGGCCTCGGTGGCCAGGTACTCGGCAGCAGCAGGCACGGTTTCCGCGAGCCTGGCCAGCGCCTCGAAACGGTCGAGGGCGATGTTCATCCACCCCTCCGCCCGCTGCCGGTCCCGTTCCCGCGACAGCGCCATCTCGTGCAGCGGCGACGGGTACGACCCGAACGACCGGTCAATGTGTTTGACCGCCCACGCTTCGGCTTCGATCTGTTCGGGTGTCCCGTTGGAGAACATCCAACCGGCGTCACGGTCGATGTCGTATGACCCGCAATCAGGTCCCCGGCAGTCGCCGTGTGCCGTCCAGTACTCGGGGTCCGGCAGTGGTACGGAGTAGAACCGGATGCCACAGGTGGCGCACCTAGACACCAGAACAGGGACACCCAGGTGGTTGATTGTCGCGTACTGCGGAGTGCTGGTCATTCGTCGTCCTCCGTGCACGGCTGGTCGGGGAAGCAGTTCGTACCCGGGTCACAGCCGTCCCCGTGGTCACAGACGAGGATCGGGACCGTGCTTTTCATGACGTGGCCTCCGGCAGCTTGATCGTGATGTCAGCGCGGGACGCGAGGTCGGCGACGAGTTCGGCCATGGTTTCGGCTTCCTCGTCGGTCATTTCTTCGCATTCCTCGACGTGCTGCACCTCGTAGGCCAGGCTGTAGCAGTCCAGCCGGGCGGCGTTCAGCATCAGCTCGGTGGTGACGTGGGGTGCGAGTTTCCGCATCGCGTCAGTAGCCGGTGCGTACAGATGTTGCGGCACCAGCACGTCACGCGCGCAGGTGGTGCCGTCGTCAAACTCGACAACTACCTGGACCCACCGCCTGGTGTATGCGGTAGCGGGGATGGCCTTGAGTGCCACTGTCGTAACGGTGATGATGGATCCACGCCAGCGGATCTGGTCGCCGGGTTCAAGGTCACCCCAGCGGGTCACTTTGCGGTCGGTGTCAGGCATCGGAACCCCCGAAAGCGACCGCGACGACGAATACAACGGCGACAACAACACCGAGGCAGATCTGTGCGGCGGTCATCGTCCAGCCCTTTCCTTGGTGCGCATGAATTCCTCAACCGGCGCGTACCCACGGGGGTCCGCAGCCACCAGCTGTTCCTGTCGCTCGAGCGCTTCCCAATACCGTTCATCGCGGCGCGCCTTGCTGTTGTTCTTGCGGCTCATGGTGAGCTCCTTTCGTTGTTCTAGCGCCCTTGCGAGGTATCGAGCCTCGCCTCCCACCGGGTGTGGTGGACTCCCCGCGACCTATCCGGGTCGCACTCCATGGAGGGCGTGTGCCCGGGGTGCGGCCCGGGCAGGATGGTCAGGTGGTGCGCCTGTACTTGGTCACGACCGTCTCGAAAGGCTCCACCTCTACGGCTTCAACCTCGCTGTCCCAGGTGTCCTGTTCCTGTTCCTCGGTCGAACCGACTTTGTAGGCGACGCTCCACAGCTTGTCGTCGTACTTGAATACGGCCTCGTGCACGTCGTACCAGCGGCGTTGGTCGATCAGCTCGGTGTGGACTACTGAGTCGCCTCCGGCATCGATTTCGAGCTCTTCCAGTTGCTCGCGGGTGAATGTGCGTTTGGTCATTTTGTGCTCCTATTCGGTTGTCTCTTGTGGGCTGGCGGGAATCGAACCCGCGTCTCCGGCGTACATTCCGGCCGACTTATTCCAATTGGTCGATCAGCCCATGTGTGCCCGGTGCCGTACCGGGCGGGTGGCTACTTGAACGGCTCGATCTTGGCTTGCTCGTTCTCCACAATGCGGCGGATATCCCGCAAGTGACGATGAGCCTCTTCCACGTGGTGCCGCATGTCAGCGACCGCTTCGGGGGACACTTCCCCGTCAACAGCGATCATGTCGGCGGTGAGCCATCCCAGGGCGGGTGGCATATCCATCAGGTTGAGTTCGGCGCCAAGCACGGCAGTGGACAGGGTGCTCAGGTGTTTCAAACTGGCTTCTGCGATGTCGTACATTTCGTTCTCCTTGGATTGGTGGTGCCGTACCGGGCGGTAGAGGTCAGGTTTGCTTGTTGCGGTTCGCGGCCAAAGCGGCGTCGTAGAGACGGTCGTACTCGTTCACGTGCTCCGCGTTCGCGGACTTCCGCATTGATGCGGCGTGAGCACTAGCAGCCTGCTTATCCAGCGCGGTCAACGCGGGGTGGTCGAAATATCTGGCCGGGTAATGCTCCACGGCATACTCGGCGCCTTCCCAGTCGCGTTTGTGCTGGTGCAGGATGGCCGCGCCTTTATCCAGGTCGGACATTTCGCTCCACGTTGGCAAAGCGGTCATTTCGTTCTCCTTCGGTTGTGGCCGGAGAGCCGGGCTCCGGCCAGGTGGGTGGTTATTCCGGGCCTCTCGGGTCCCATTCGCTGCCGTTGAGGTCATGCGCCTCCACGTAATCGACGAGTTCGTCCAGCGCCCGCTGTTCCTCTTCCACTGTCTCGACGATGACGGCGTCATACGCCACAGCTGCGTCGGCGTAGGCGCTGCGGAGCCGACGCAGCTGGGTCACATTCGGTTTGTCGCTGGCGGTCATTTCCGTCTCCGTTCTGGGTGGCCCGGCTCCTCCGTGCGGAGCCGGGCGGGTTGGTTACTTACTCAGCCGTCGTATGCCTCGCCGTCGCCGCCATACAGCGGCTCACGCTCGTCGTCGTCCTCTGTGGCGGGCATGTTCAGGGCGGTGATCGCGGTACGTACCCGCTCCCGGCACGCCTCCACCTCGCCGGGCGTCGCAGCCAAGTTGGATTCCTCGACACCCAGGTAGCCCAGAGCCATCACCAATTCGATGCGGACCTCTTTGGGGGCGTGCTCCTCGGCGTACTGGACGACCCTCCACATGTCCTCGCGGTTGAGGTCATTCATTTCGGGGCCCTTTCTGGGTAGCGGCGGGGGTGCGGCCCCGCCGGGCGGTTTAGGTGTAGATCTCGACGCGCTTGTTGCCAGGTGTGGCGATGGGGAAGTCATAGCTGTCCAGGTATTTGATGTGAACCCATCCGTGTCGGTCGGGAGTGGATACGGATTCGACAGTGGATTCTCCGTCGATGGCGCCGTTTGCGTGGCGGGAAATGATCGTGTTGCCGGTCGTCAGCTGGTCGGCGGTGGTTTTCTTGGTGTTCATGGGGGACCCAATTCCGGTAGTCAGTTTCGATTCTCTGTTACGATACATAGTAGCGGAACTATTCAAGTTCCGCAACCCCGTATCGATACGCCGGTACAATCCGGCCATGACCGAGGAGATGAACGTGCTGACCGCAGCAACCAAGAAATACGAGCGGGCGAAGGAGCGCGCCGAAACCGCCAAACAAGAGGTCATTGAGGCCGTTCTGGTCGCGTTGCGTGCCGGGGAGCGCCCTACGGACGTAGCCGAGCAGTCCCCATTCACTCCGGCGTACATCCGGCGAATCGCACGAGACCACGGCATCGAACCAGCAGCGCCCGGGCCGAAGCCAAGCCGGGGGGCGTGATGGAGCGAACTGCCCTTTACCGGTTCTTCGACGACTCGGACACCCTGCTCTATATCGGAATCACGAACGACACCGGAGTGCGATGGCTCTACCATGCGCGCCACAAAGCGTGGTGGAACGAAGTCGCCACCAAGACAGTGAGCTGGTATGACACTCGTCTTGAAGCGGCGCACGCGGAGGCAACGGCGATCGTTGCGGAGTCGCCGAAGTACAACATCGTGATCCCAGACCCCGAGGGTCGCTACCCGTTCGCAGCTGGAGCAACGAGGAAGACCAGAGGTGAGACGCCAATTCGTAGCGTTGGAATTCCAGATGACATTTGGGATGGTCTCGCGGCGGCAGCGAAGATCGGCAATACGACACGAGGAAAACTCGTCAACGAACTGGTGCGCTGGTACCTCGACGAATACGGGCCGACCCCGCCCATGCCGACCGTCCCGCATCTGCCGGTTCCGCCGCGCCCCAGCGAGTAGCCCAGTACCGCTCCCGGGATTCGAACCCGGACTGAACTGACTTTTAAGGTCAGCGCTTCTACCTGTTGAGCGACAGCGGTTCATCATTTCGAGGCCACCGCCGGTGCAGGACGAACGACGCCACGCAAGTGCTTCGAGAGAGCCGATATTGAATAGCCGTAGTCTTCTGCGATTACTTTGAGCGTTTCTCCGGCGTATCTTCGGTCGCGGATCTCTTCGAGGTCGGCTTCGGTGAGTCGCCTCTTACCTCTGCACGTCGCAGTACCTACCGGTCGGTCGCCGCACCACACTCGTGATGGCTGTTCGCCCTCGTGCCATAGCGTGAGAAACCTGGCACGAGCCCGGTTCACAGCCTCCTTGAACGTGTTAAAGGGAATCCCTAGTGCCTGTGCGGCGGTGTGGCGATCACCCCATGTGGCAAGCGCCAGGAAGGCGCGTCTGTCGGTATCAAGGAGTTGCGGCCAGATTTGCCATAGTGCTGTCCGCTCGACCACGCGCCGCTCGGGTGAGGGTGCCGCGCGAGCAGCATCATGGCCATACACCGAGAATTGTTTGGCGTTACCCCCTTCACGGGCGCATCCGTGCTGGCGCATATTGTCCTGCATAGCCTTGGTGACCTGCTGCCCCCCGGCGGCGATCAGGTCACTCATGTCCGGCCGTGTGACGGCAGAGTAGACGGCCTCTACTACACCAGACCACGCCGTTTCGTACCGCTGTAGGCGGTCCAGGTTTCGCCCCCCGAATGCTCTGGACGCTCCGATCCGGGCCGCCTTTTCAATGTCGGCGATGTTGTACCCCCATTTGATGGTGTGAACATCGGTGATGATTTCCACCGGTTCGATCTCGGGTGGCGCCTCATTGGGCAGGGCGTAGAACGTTCGCCGAACCATCGGTTTACTCCTTACCGATCGGGAAAACACCGGGGAATTCCAGGCACCAGTGCAGGGGTGGAATCTTTTCGGCGTTTTCGGGGCGGCCGGAGTACAACCACTCCCGGGTTTGGGTCTCGACTCTGGCGCGTTCGTCGGGTTGCGCGCACAGTTTGCGGGCCAGCTCGACAGCGTGGGTGCGGATCTGCGCTTTGCCCAGCTTGGATTTGATCCCGGCTTGGACCATGCCTGCGGCTACCGCCAGGTCGGCGAGTGTGTGGGCCATCCAACTCTGATCGGTGTCCAGTTTCCAGGCGGCATAAATCTGGTACATCTCCGCTCCGGTAAACACCGGCGTCAGACCCTCGAACTCCTCTTTCCGATTGTGGGAGGCCAGGTAGCGGATGGATTCCCAGTTGGTGATCCCGATCAGGGAATCCCTCACTTTCAACCGTTGACGCACGTCCGTGACGGCAGTGGGCGCCAGCAGGCTCAACGCGAGGTGACACAGTTCAATCGCCCACGCGTTGATGTCGGCGCCGTGCACGCATCTCAATGCGAGGGTGGCGGCGTGGAGACGTTGCGCCGGGGTGACGGGTTGGGTGTCCCCGGATTCGTGTGCCCACGCCTCGGTGAGCTTGCCGGCCAGGTAGTTGACACTCGACAGTAGGAACACTCCGGACCCGACCGCGATGTCAGCGGTCTTCAACGCGGCGATGTCGGCGCTGGGTTTGAGCCGCCATATCGTTTTGTCGCCGGTCTGCAACGGACCCGGCTCGTACACCAACGGTTCTAGTGCACCCTCGGTGACTTGGTTGGCCAGGGACATTGGTGTGTAGAACGCCCCGGTACCGCCCTGGTCACCGCTGGGGGTGTCCCACAGTTCACCGGGTTCACAGCCGCCGTGAGGCTCTGCACACCAGTGGCGGCCAGCGAAATCGATACCTCCGGGGCGGTGAGCCAGGATCGCGATACCTTCGGCTATTGCTGACGCAATGTCGGTAGTGGTGGGGCGGTCGTCTTTGCGTTGAGCCCGATCGAATTTCGGGTTGGGCCACATGATCGCGTCACCACCGGGTGCGATGATCTCGGCCAGCACGGTGCCGCGGGCGACGCGTTGCGCGGTGGTGAGGTCGCATGCGGTGACATCGACTTGTTTGATGGCGTCGGCGATGGTTGCGGGGTCAGTCATTGGAGACCTGCCCGGTCTTGTACGCGGCCTTGCAGCCGTTGCAGGAGTAGATCTCCATCCCGCGAACCGGAGGGCATTCGTTGAACAGATTCGCCCCGCAGCGGCAGTGGAAGGTTTCTCCGTTGACGGTGATGTTGGTCAGGATGCGGGGTTGCCGCGTTTGGTTACTCACTGGTTTCCTCCCTGATGTCCCAGCCGCACGCCTTGGCAACGGTCGGATAAATCTCGCCGATCCGGTCTGTCGGTACGCCATCGGCGAGCAGCGCTGCCACCTCCGCGACGGGCACCCTGGTGCCGGTGATGCACGGTTCCCCGCCCCGGATGTCAGGATCGACCGTGGTGTGTGCGGCCAGCTCGCTGGCATCTCGGCGGGGCACTAGGTGGATCGGGTTGGTCTGCGGTTCGGCCAGTGGTTTATGCATTGGTGTCCTCCCAGTTGATCGGCGCGGACCGCTGCACCTCGGCCTCGAAACCGTGCTGGCGCCACTTGGCGGCCATGACCTTCGCGCTCTCCAGGGTGAGGTACCGGCGGCGGTTCATCGGTGGCCCTCCGTCCAGGTGGTAGTCCGGGGCGTCGGTCACGTGGACTCGGTAGATGCGTTCAGTTCTCATTGGTTTGCTCCTTGGTTATCGCGGTCATCACGGGGTACAGGTCAGACATCGTCGTCCTCCGTGCACGGCTGGTCGGGGAAGCAGTTCGTACCCGGGTCACAGCCGTCCCCGTGGTCCGGCGGGTCCACCTCGGCCTTGAGGTCATCGATCTCGGCTTGCAGCTCTTCGATCTTGTTGATAGCGGCGGTAACGGCCCCTTGCCTGAGGACGTTCGGCGCAAATGTGTTCTCGGTCAGCCAGTCAGCCAGCCGCTTGATCTGTTGCTCAGCAGTCTCAGTCATTGGTTTCTCCTGTGGTGGTGGCCAGGGTTGGCCGTAGATGGTCGGGTGGCAGTGGCTGCCCGGTGGTGGTGCGGTGTTCGCACATGCGTTCCCATATGTCGGCCAGCACTAGATCGCAGACCTGCGGCCAGGCGGCGGGGCCTCGGTGGTCGCGCCAGGTCGTCACTGGTCCTCGATTCCGATATCGACGATCCGACTGAACTGCAGTTGCGCGGCAGCGGTGACGGTCTCGATGGGGCCGTTACGGTTTTTGGCCACGATCAGATCGATCTCGCCGGCCCGCATGTGCTCAGGTTCGTGATAGTCGGGGCGGTGCAGCAGGATCACGACGTCACTGTCCTGCTCGATCGACCCGCTCTCACGAAGGTCGGCCAGTTGAGGCCTGCGGTCGGAGCGTTGCTCGGCCATCCGGTTCAACTGGGCTGCAGCCACCACGGGCACCTGCAGCTCCCGGGCGAGGATTTTCAGGCCACGGGAGATCGCGCCGACTTCCAGGGTCCGGTTGTCGGTGTTGCCCGCTGACCGCATCAGCTGCAGGTAGTCCACAACGATCAGGCCCAGCCCGATGTCCTGCTGGAGCTTGCGGGCGGTGGCACGGATCTGCGCCAGGTCGATGGACGCGGTGTCGTCAATGTGGATGTACACGCCGCGCAGTTTCTCGGCGGCCTCCCGCAGACGCGGGATCTCATAGTCCCGCAACGGGCCGTCGATGATCCGCTTCAAACTGACCCCAGCTTCAGCTGCCAACATCCGGCACTGAACTTCCCTGGACGACATCTCCAGGTTGAACAGCAAACTGGGTTCCAGTTGCCGGATCGACGTGGCCCGGATGAAATCGTTGACCAGGACCGACTTGCCCATCCCCGGCCGCCCGGCGATCACGATCAGTTGCCCGGGTTTCAGGCCACCGATCACGTCATCCAGAGACCCGACCCCGGTGGACAATCCCCGGTCGGGGCCATCGGGGGCGAACACTCCCTCCAGGGTCGAATCCAGAATCTCGGTAAACGAGACCATCGAGGACGCTTTGCGGGTTGTCGCGCCGTGGACTATCGACTGCACGTGATCGACAACCTCGGGCAGCTCGGTGCCAACGTTCCGTGCGGCTTGGATCGCTTTGGTGCAAACCTCGACAATGTTGCGGCGGGTCGACAACTCGGTGACCCGCTCGGCATACCAGCCGGCACTTGCGGCCACCGGCACCGAGGCGATCAGAGTGTGCAGGTATGGGGCGCCGATTTTGGGCAGGTCCCCGTCGGCGGCCAGCCTGTAGGCGATCGTCTGCGGGTCGACTGGTTCGCCCCGCCCAGCCTGGTCCCGGATCGCGGCGAACACGGTGGCGTGCTTGGGTGAGTAGAAATCCTGTGCCTGCAACACCTCCAGGCATTGCGTCGCCGCCGCCGGGGACAGGATCATGGCGCCCAGGACGATCTGTTCGATCTGCTCATCAGCCAGGGGGACGTATTCGTTCACGGGGTGGCTCCTTCAAATTTGCATAGTCCGCACGTGGTCCGGCGTTTCCGGTGTTCGCATTTCTCGGCAGCCGGGATCAGATCCGGGGCATTCGAGGCGGGGGAGTCTGCTCGTCCTGTGGTGGTGCGTTGCGCGGCCAGCCGCAGCTGGTCGTACTTGGTGCGCAGCGTCGGCATCGACATGACGTTGCCGCGCCAGAAGTCGCTGGCCTGGCACCAGTCGATGGCTTTGAGGATCTGCTCCTCGGTCCGACCATCGGCGTCGATCATCAGCCGGGCGGCATCCCGCCACCGTTTCCCGATCACTGGGCGTTTGGAACCGTTGGCTGCGATCTTGTCTGCCAAATGTGTACAGACGCTTTCAACGTCGTCGCGAATCTCATTCGCGGACGAAGGTTCTTCTATAGGCTGGGTAGGGCTGGGTAGGGCTGGGGTAGAGCGAACAGATTGCGAACTTCGCGCGAACTTCGCGGTAGGTTCGTCCGAAGTTCGCGTTTCGTTCGCGCGAACAGATTGCGAACGTTTTGCCTTGATCTCGCGGACCTTTTTCATCCGGTCGCGAGCCTCGGCGCGCTTCTCCAGCACCTCCGAACGTGACCGCTGGATCTGGTCCCATTCGTGGAACGACCAGCCCTTTTCTCCGTCCTGCTCGTCCTCCACCCACAGGCCGGCCCGCACCAGCGCTGCAGCGCTTTCACTGAAATTGGGGTCCATTTTGGCGGCGATGTAGTCCGGCACCCATCCATCTGAGAGGTGCTGTGCCGCCCATGAGCCCGCCAGAACCCACAAACCGAGGGCTGCAGCACCGGCGCGCGCGGCCTTCTTGTGGCTGTGGAAGCTGTCATCGACCATGAACCACGGCATCAGTCGATCTCCCCGGACAGGTCGGTGATCTTTACGGTGACCACACACTCCGGGCCATAGACGTTCTTCGGCAAGACCTTGCCGATGGTCACGTGCGGGCCGTCCAGGTACTGCGGGGTGTCGTCGGCGATCAGCCCATACCCGGGGGCATACACGAGCTCTCGGCGTCCGGAACGGTTCCGCCAGTACTTGATCTCCGGACCGAGTGCGTCCACGATCGGCTTAGCCGTGTCGTGGTAATTAGCCTCGTCACGGTGCCGATTGGTGGAGAACCTCAACGCCACGTCGATTCGGACCCTGGCCAAGCCCTTCGGCAACCTGGCCGTCCGTGCGCATTGGAATGTCGTGCCCCGCCAGGCTTTGACGATCTGCGCCCGCCGGAACCGGCTAGGCCCAGAGTTTTTCGACAACGGAACGGTCGGCGCCGGGATGTGCAGCACGTAGTCAGGCACGGGTGGCCCCCGTGATCGGGTCGACGGCGGCCAGCGAGTCCAAGTACTCCCGCAGGTTCGCCAAGCGTTTCTCGGCCTGCTCGGCGTCGAACAGTCGGTTGTACAGCGCCGTCAATTCGTCATCAGTCAACTGGGAAACGGTTTTCCGGTCAGCCATGGCGCACTCCTTTGTGTCCTACATACCAGTACCGGCAGAAACCGCAGCGGTATTTACCCCAGCTGGAGCGCGGCTGCCCGTGGTGGTCGGCCGAATCGCGCGCCGCTTGTTTCGCGTCCTGCCGCGAGCGGTGCCGGACTTTCCCGTCGCACGACCGTGCCCGCGTCCAGTCGCTATAGGTCTGAGTCATGCCGCCACCTCCAGGTCGTGGACCTCATCGGTGGTGCCGTCGTTGTTCAACATGAGCCATTCCCCATCCGGGTATCTCTCATTGCAGATCCACACGGGATGTTCAGCGGGGAGCTGCACTCCATGTTTGACGAGTAGACCGAGCTCTATGGCCTCGGTGCGGTTGTCCTCTACCCAGCCATGGCAACCCGTATCGCCACGCCCACACAGGACAACAAGGTTCCCGGGCGCGTTGATGTATTCGGCCCGGGAACCGCCAGCCCCACGCGGCAACCGGTGGTGGATAGACCAACGTTCGCCCCGGCCCTCCCACAGGTCCCGGTCGGTCACCTCTGAGCCGCAGCGGACACAGCAGCACCGGTCCCGGTCAATGACGAGCTGGACGGTGGCGTCGGTGGGGTCTGTTTTGCGGGTCATGCGCCAACCCCCGTCCCGGCGACCGAGTACATCGCGCGGACGCTGGCGCCCACCGATTGCAGTGCGCGGAGTTCGTTCTCCAGCGCTCGCGCGGTGCGGTCGGCGTATCGGTAGGACGCATCGGCAACATCACGCTTGGTGCGCTCGTCGGCCGTGGCCACCTCGGCGGCGTACCGCTTTTCGTGTGCGGGGCCGGAGTGCTTCAGGTATGCGTTGGCGTAGGCCAGCGCGTGAGCGTGATCGGCGGCCAGGAACGCCCGGTACCGCTTATCGCACACCTTCACGCCGTCGCCGATCCGGTTGGACACCTCACGGATTCCGGACTCAACCTCAACCGGGTTCATCGGGTCATTCATCGCGGTCTCCAGCCAGTTCCGGTTCCGGTGTAGCCGTCGCGATCAGCGCCCGACGCCGAGCGGTCTGTTTGGGGAGCTTGGCGGCGGCCTCACCCAAGCGGGTCACCATGGCGCCCAACGGCTCCTCGGCCCCGTCTTCGTTGACCACCAAGTCGTCCAGCAGGTCGTTCTGCTTGGCCAGGTTGTACGTGTTCAGCAGCCGTTCACGGTTCCGCTTGTGCCCGATCGCTTTCTTCGCCAGCTCCGGTGCGGTCCACGGCTCGGACCGGCGGTAGTCCTGCGCGGCCGGGTCCGGTTCTCCGGTGGGGATGCGCAGCAGCTGCAACAAAGCGGTCCGGTACGCCACACTCATGGCCTTGGGGGTCGCCTTGTCGCCGGAGTCCATCGCTTCGGCGGCGACACTGGCGAAGATTGAATCACCGCGCGGCCCGTAGACCCGATACCCGACTTGGACTTGCGCGATCCGGGTGGGAGTCCTTTTCGCTCCGATCTCCGTGGACTCGTAGGCGACCGCCTGCAACTCAGGGATCGGACCGATCACGCCGTGGTTTTTGAGCGCCACATCGGCGGCGATCGTGATCTCATCGACCCCGCGATACTTGTACCCCTGCTGGTGCGAAGTGTTCTTTCCAACAGGTTCAACGTCGGCGATGACGCTGGTCATCAACTCGAAAATGGTGGGTTGATCGTTCACAGCAGAACCTCCGTTGGGGCAGGCTCGGCAGCGCCCAGCCATGGCTTCATGGCGTCGCCCATGCGACGCGACAACCAGATGAGGTGCTGGTACACCTTCCACACGTCCTCGCTGGTATCCAGTGGACGAACGTCATACCCATCGGCCCGGACATGCACCACATACGAGGCATTGACACCCAGGGCAGACAACGACTGTTCGTTGCCATCGCCGTCCAAATAGATCTCGCACCACCGGTAGGCGGCACATTGCAAGGCCGTTTCCGGGTAGACACCCTTGGACGTTTTCAGGTCCATCAGGGCGCGCTCACCGTTCGGCAGATCCGCGACCAGATCCAAGGTCCCGGCCAGCGTCCATTTCCGGGACGCCACTACCGCCTCCACCAAGACCGGTTTGGGCTGCCACTCGTCCAGGAACTTGACATACGACTCGACGTAACCGGACAGTTCTTCAGGTACGGCTACTTCTTCGCCCTTGACCAGACGCTCAGCCAGCGCATGCACCTCGGTTCCCCGGTTGCCAGCGGCGTCGCGCTGTTCCCAGGGCTTTCCCTTCAGTTCGTTGACAACCTTGTCGCGGTTCCAGTCGGCCATGGCGGCGATCTCTTCGGGATGGTCGGCGACCCATTCAGCGACGACCTTCGGCGCCCAGTTGATCAACGCCGGTTTCGGGACCGTGTTCTTCAGGACAGTGGTTACGCCATCGGCTTTGCGGCCATCGATCTGGTACCAGTGTGTCGGTTTCCCGTACCGCGTTTTGGAATCAATCCGTTTGATAGCCACTACGCCGCCTCCACCGTGTACACACCGCTGTTGCAAACCACGGTCGGGCCGGCCATCGCCCGCTCGGCGGCGATCTCGGCGCGGATCTGCTCCACCCAGGACGCCATCCGGTCCTCGAAAACGGCCATCATGTCCACCTCGGGAGGCTGTGTCACCGGCATCTGTTTCTTCATTTCGTGTCCTTCGTGGTAGGTGGGGCGGTCCCGCCCAGGGCCGCCCCGGAATGTGGTCATTGAGTGAGCCGCTTCGCGAGGTCTTCCAATGAGGCGCGCTCACTGTCGGACAGGGGCGATCCGTACCGTTTCGCGTAGTCGTACAGGTCGTATCCCAGGAGGTCCCGGTCGTATTCGGCTTGAGCGAGTTGGGCGTTGAGGACCCGGATACGGCGGGCCTGCACCAGGACCATTGCTGCCAGCAGGAACACGGCCAGGATCAACACCGGGACAGTCATGACTGGTCCTCCCGATCTGCCTTGAGGGCCGTTGAGAAGCAGGCGATCGAGAGCACGGCGTAGAACACCAGGGCGAGAGTGCAACCGACACTCAAAACGATCTCTAGTGGAGTCATGACGGGAACCCCTCCCAGAAACCGGCGTCCGGGCATTCCTCATCCGGGATATACGTCCAAGCGACACCCAGGACGGCGCCAGCCAGACAAAGCGCCACGGCACCCATGACCATCAGGTAGACAGCGAAGGCGGTCATGATTCGACCTCCACCATGTTCGGGCCGGGCGGGTCAGCATCAGGATCGATCCCGGCGTCCGTGATCGCCTCCAGCTGCTGCGGGGCGTCGATCCCGTCCAGCAGCTCAGGCGCCCACTCCAAGGGCCGCATGTGCAGATCGATCGCGGCGAACAGGACGCCCCGGCAGGGTGCGCACATGTCGATGATTCGCGCCGTCCCGCCAGCCAAAAGGTCCAGACAGTAGGTGTCCGTTACGTCCAGTGTGCACACTGCGCAGTCGAGCGGCGGGGCTGTAGCGTCATCCATATTGATCATGACCGCACCACGTCCGGCGCTTTGTAGCCGACCAGCAGGTCCGCGACTTCCGTCGGTTCCGGCCACCGCTTGGTTTTGGTGGCGGACGGGCTGGTAACCCGCCAGTACCCGGCATCGGGTCCCCTCCCGACAACCACACGCCAACCGGTCGGGTGCCAGTGGGTAGCGAAATTCCCGAGGTGCTCGCCGTGGACCCAATCGCCACCCAACGCCAGCCGGGTCGCGTCCGCCAGAGCGGCGACAGACCTATCAGTGTCAACTTGAACGATGGTGGTCATGATCGCCCCCAATTGGTGATCAGTAGGACGGCGCTGATGGTCAGACCAATCAGGAGCATGGCCGCGCCGACAATGAATTGCGGATTGACGGTGGTGTTTTCGATGAGGGTCACGAGATTTCCCCCGTCTTGGTGTTCACTCGCGGGCCGGAATATGGGACCGGTGCCGCTGGCAGGGAACCCGCCGGGGCGGTCAGGTCGTGCGAGGCCAGCAGAACGTGAGACTCGTCGGGGATGATGGTCCCGGTGACCGCCATGGCGGTACCGTCCACAACCACATCCACAGTGAACGCCGACAGTGCCAGCCAGGCCCGCACCGCAGCCCGCGCAATGTTTTCGTTCTCTCCGTGGAACTCGATCCGGTCGCGGCGTTGCGTCTGGATCGTCCAGGTGTTGATGGTGCCGTCGGGGACATTCACGACGCACCGCCCTTGTAGACGGTGTATGTGACCGGGTAGCGGGTCGGGAGCTCCCGCAGCAGACCTACGGCCGAATCAACGTCGATGGCGCCGGAGGCCAGTTCCAGCGCCCACACTCGGGTAGCGATCGTGCGGGTCCGCAGCAGGTCACGGTCGGCCTGCGGGTTGCCGTCGGCTATTGGCACATCCAGTGCAAGCGCCACAGCGGCAGCCAGCTTCTGCGCTTGCGTTGTCATGACGCCACCGCCGGGATCCACTCGAAAGCGCGGTCGATCGCGGTCAGCTGGCGGGACTCGTCCAAGGGCGCACCCAGGATCCGCAGTACCGCCACAACCTCGTCCGGGCCGACCCAGCGGAGGCCAGCGTGGCCACCGTTCGGCATCCAAATGTCGACCTGCGGGCGAACATCGCTGGCAGTCACCTGCCAGCCATCGGATTCCCACTTGTGGGCATCCTGGTCGTACCGCCAGCCATACAGGGCATCGATCAAACCTGTGATGACGCCGACGGCCTTATCGTGTAGCTCGAACCTGTTCGGGTTCGGGTAAGTTTTCATTGCTCGGCACTTCCTTTCTAGATCTGCCTTGCGTGGCCGTCAGGCGTTCGCGCGCCTGGCGGCCCTTGTCGTTCCTCAGGGAGGTTTCGGGCCTCCGTCTCCCGCCGGGTGTGGCGGGCGCTCTACCTGTTGAGCTACTGGGGATTAGTCCCGGTCCGACAATTCATCGGGGGAGAGTGGGTCGGAATGACCAACCGGACCGGGAGTTTTAGGTGGGTCGCCCGCCAGCACCCCAGCCATACGGGCGACCCAAGCAGGAGACGTATGCGACTGCGATGCCTCCTGCGTCCGTCCACTACGGTCACCCCTCAGCACCGGGGACGGAGACTCACTATGCAGTTATGGATTCGTGTGCTTCGGCGGCGGCGATCAGGTGGGGCCGGATCATTGCCGCCAGTCGCCGCAGCACGTCCGGGGGGAGCGGCGGGGGAGATTCGTTCGGCGGCCGGGGGTCGGGGGGTTTGGGGCCCCCAGGTTTCGGTCCGCCTGGTCGGGTTCCACGGGTCATGATTCGGCCGCCTGTCGGGTGAGGTAGTCCTCCACGGCGCTGGCGTCGACGCATGTCACAACCTGGTCGATGCGCTGGACGCTGAACGCGCCTTTCCTGGCCAGTCGCCACACTTGGCGTTTGCTGCAATTCAGCAGTCGGGCTACTTCGGCTATCGGGTAGACGACTCGCTCTCGTGTCCCTTCGGTCGGGCCACAGATGATGTGAAGTGTCTCTCGCATAGGACCATCATAGGGTGTCCCGCACGTCGGACCAATAGGCCGAACGGATGATGTTGCGTCCTGCCTGCGGGACATAGACTTTAGGGTATGGCAACCCTAATCAAAACTCCCCGGGCAACGCGGTTCCGAAGGCGGTTTGTGTCCCGCAGGCGGGACAAATTGCCGACCAGGAGCAGGAGGAAGCACCGCGGGCCCTATGTTTGTCTCATGGACAGGACACCAGATGTCCCAGACGCGTCACCACAGCAACAGTTCGCGGACTGGGTGGATCGCGTCATAAAACACTTCAAGGCGACGCAGGGCTGGAGTGTTCGTCGCGTGGTGGCCGCATCCGGTGTGTCACGGTCGAACGTGTATCGCTGGCTGGATGCCGACGCGCCTAAGGGACCCGACAAGGCCACCGTCATGAGATTCTGTCTCAATCTCGAGCTGGATCTGGATGAGCCATTCGCCTTCTTTGGGTGGGACCCAGCAGGTCCAGGGGTGCCGGCTAAACCTGACCCGCTCCCAATCCCGCCGATGGGGGAGGGCTTCCGCGAGCTCGTGTCGATCCGTTATGAGACACCGGATCTGACCGATGAGGAGGCGGCCGATCTGGACGATCAGATTTATCTGTGGGTCCAGATTTATCGGAGGCGCAGGCAGCGGCGGCGTGGGGAAACCAACTCTGACGGCAAGCGCGTAACAGGATTATTTAGTCTAAACCGGACGGACTACGCTACGTTAGTCTGAATGGGCATACGATAAATGATCTCGGCGGGGCCAGCGTCAGACATCCCAATCATCTATTGTCCAATGGGGTACCAGATGACACATTTCGATCCCCCCACCACCTATGAGCCCCGCGAGCGTGCCGCCGCCACCGCCGCTGCTGTCATTGTAGGCTCAGTTCTACTGTGGGTAATCTATCTATTTGTTTTCGCCATCCAACTACCAATCAGTGCATTCGCCCTCGGTATAGCGGTATCGGGCACCACCAGTTCGGTGATCATCACCTGCTGGTATCTGATGCGCCGCGCCAATGCCGCCGAGCATCGACAGATCATGACCGTCATAGCCGAACTGCACACCGACCATACGCAAATGATCGCTGAGGTTCAGCGCCTAAAGTCCACGATGGATAGCCAGACTCGCGAGAGTCTGCTGGAGATCGCCAACGATATGGACACCATGGACGACACCGTGGTTCCCATTAATCGCCATCGGCCCACCAGACCTATCAGGCCGGATCAGTTCGACAACTAACCAGGTAGCCCTCGCCCGGTACGCGAGGGCTGTTCTGTGTCTATGATTCCGCCTATGACCACGTACGACCCTACTGGCGGGTATCGACCCGATATGGATGCGTCCGGTCGGTAACCTGTAACATGAGCGCATGGGTCCTCTACCACGTGATTTTACCGCCACATGCCGGACAGCCATCTACCTACGCGTCAGCATCGACAGACGTAAACGCAGGTCAGTCACCCAACAAGGCAACGAATGCGCCACCGAACTGACCAAATTGGGGATCGACCCCGACACTGCGACGGTCTACGACGACAACGACAAGTCAGCCTCCGGGTACTCCCGGAAACTCCGGGACGCCTGGGCTGCCCTCGTCGCCGACCTGGATCAGATCAACCTGATCATCATGTGGGAGTCATCCCGAGGCGGACGCGAAGACCTCGAATGGACGCAGTTTCTGCGGAACTGCCGTTCACGCGGCGTCCTGATCCACGTCGTCAAGGACCACCGGACCTACGATGTCCGCAACCGCCTGGACTACAAGGATCTGGCGAAGCAGGGAATCGACAACGCCGACTATTCAGCCGAACTGTCGGAGCGCATCCAGCGGGACAAGCAGTGGATCCGAGACGAGGGCCTGCCGGACGGCCAGGCGGCATTCGGGTGGACCCGCGACTACGACCCGAAAACGCGGGAGCTGATCGCGCAACGCCCCGTACCCGAACAGATCCCGGTGGTAAAAAGCGTCCTGCACCGGATCGTGGAGGGCTTCGCCATCACGCAGATCTCCCGAGAGCTCGGATTGACCCGGAACATGGTCCGCCGGATCGCCCTCAACCCCATTCACATCGGGCGCCGGTACAAACCCGGCACCACCGAACTAGATTCGCGCCCAGGCAACTGGGGTGTCCTATATCCCGGCGTGGAGGACATGTGGTGGCAGGCCAGGAGGATCTTGACCGACCCGGCCAGGAAAACCACCAAACCCGGGAAGGGCAAACATCTAGCGTCCTATATTGCGATCTCAGGCTGCGGTCACCCATTGGGGGTCATGACCCGCCAAGGAAGCCCTTACTACATCTGCTCGGCCGACCAATGCGTTGGCGTGAAACGGGACTGGCTGGACGCCTACCTCAAAAAATTGATGGTGGACCGGTTCACCGAACCGGACCTGTGGAATGAGGCAATCAAACACGATGATGCCGACGTGCTCGCCGCCCACGCCGAGGCCGCCGAACTGCGAGAACTCCTGGACGGAATGTGGCGGCAGGTGAAGGCCGGCAAGCTCCCGCTGGCGCGGTACACCGACGCCGACGCCGAACTGACGTCGCAGATTGAGGCCGCCGACCAACGCGGCAAAGAAGCCGGGTTGCCGCCCCAGCTGCGGACGCTGGCGCGCATCGTCCTAGACCACGAACAGCGCGTGGCTAAGAAGCTGATATCGGAGGCTCTGGAGTCAATGCCGGTATCGGGGTTGCGGGATGTACTGCGGTTGCTGTTCGCGGAGATCCGAGTGGACCCGAGCCGGGAGGGGCCGCGCGGCGGCAGGCAAGCCAAGCTGGATAAGTCGCGCATCCACTACGTCTGGCGCACCGATTGGACGTAATGTTAAGAGACCCTGACGGTGGACAGGACCAGTGCCGCACCGCCAGGGCCGCGTAGGGACCGGCAACTCCTGCCCGGGCGCCGGTCCGGGCTATTCATATAACGGACAACGAGTGCGGCGCAATGCGAGATGCGCCCTGTACAGTTTCATGTTTTCAAATAGTGATAGATCAAGGTGTTGCAAGTACCCATAGGACGTACGCAGCCCATAGGGCGCCAACAACGATCCCAGCGCCAGCACAGTAGTGGGAGAGCCTCACGGTTCCTCCTCGAATTGGGGGACGGCCGCCGTCGGGCGTGAGACGGCCGTCCCAGTGATGCGGATAAAGTTCCTGCCCGGCCCCTCCGTGCGGGGCCGGGCCAGCTTCAAAGGCCGACAGCGGTGAGGATGCCGGGATACACCGCGATCACGGCCACAGCGAGGATGCCGAGTGCCCACAGTCCGGCTTTGGCTTGCCACCGCCAGTTGGGGCTGACCTTCCACAAGATGACGGCGACCCCGGCGATGACTAGGACGGTGATGGTCCACGATTTCTCATCCATGGCACGGCCCGGGAGCCTTGCAGTCCGGGCATGGCTCGGTTGCTGGCCGAGGTCGACCGCCGCAGCGGCAGCGCGTCCAGGAGGCAGCGATCCGGTCAGGCCGGGCGATGGTTGCCACCGAGGCGACTGCGGCTTTCGGTGTTGGTGGGACATGCAGGCCGCCCAGGAACCGGCGGACCAGCTCCCGGTAAGCCGGATGGTTCTTCATGACGCCGCCTCCTGAGACAGGATCGAGTCAGCCAGTTTCCGTCGCGGGCAGGGATGCGGGACGCGATACGGATAATGCTTCGTGCACCAGACGCAGCAGCCGAAAGCGTCTGGTACGTGGATCAACAGGAACCACCGGCACTGGTCCTCCATGGCGGTCATGACCGGCTCACCCGCTCCACAGCGGGGCATGGCCATCTGACCCGCCGCTCCTGATTGCGGGAGCAGAGGGCGCAGAACTCGCCAGTCCAGCCGTCCGGAGAGTGCCCGCCATCGTTTGAGACCACCTGCTTGCGCATTCGCTTGATCATTGGTCGCACTCCCCCTCGATGGCGCGGTAAACCTCCACGCCCCTCTCCCGGAGCCGCTGCGGCACCTCCGGGGGAACCGACGACAGGAACGAGATATCGAATCGCGCGTGAGGCCATGGCAGCCGCAGCTCCCCAGCAGTGATATAGCCGAAGTCGACCCCGTTCTCCCGGAAAGTGACCGGCCAGCGCCCGGTGGTGGAGATTTCGTACGTGCGGCCGTCGATCTCCACAGTGTTCTTGCCGGTATCTGAAAGTCCCGGTGGCGGCTGGGCGGGCTCCCGGAGGTGGTATCCGGTTATCCTGAGTCTCGAGTCATTCATGACGACCTCTATTCGTCTGGGTGACGGGGCGGCCCGGTAGAGCGGGCCGCCCCTTTTCGTGGGCAACGTCCTGCCCACACCTCGACCGTAGGTGACCAGCCACACATGCGATAGGGGAAACACGCTCCTCGTTGCGTGGCACTCGTGGCGTGTGATCCGTGCCGTGTCGCGCGTCACGAGGGGCGTATGGTGTGCTGTATGTCCAGCGAAACGACACCAACCCTGGCCCGCCGATACATCGGTGAAACCCTAGAACGGCAACGCATCGAAGCAGGGCTCTCGCGCGGGCGAGTCGCCACCGAGTTGGGGAAATCCGCTGAAACTATCCGCCGCTGGGAAAACGGGGAAGCTCCCGTCTCCGTGTCGTTCATTCGCGATATGGGGCGCATGTATGAAGCACCTCTAGCCGTGATTAGTAGATTGTGCGCACTGGCGTTGGAAACCAAACAAAGCGGGCTGTTTGAAGGACGGCACGTTCCCACCGAAGCGAGAGTCCTTTGGGAGTCCGAAACCACGGCTCAGCTGATTCGATCGGTGGAGCTGGAGAACATTCCAGGGCTGCTGCAAACACCGGAGTACCACCGCACGGTCCAAGCCGCGCAACTGCCGGTCGACGCTGAGACCGCCGAGCGTAGCCGGGAATTCCGCACCCGAAGGCAGCGCAATCTGTTCGGCCGCAAGGAACTACCTCGCATGGAGTTCATGATCGGCCGCGCAGCCATTGACTACACTAGCCGCCACCCGGGTGTATATGCCGATCAGCTTGCCCGTTTGCGGGAGGTGGCGAATATGCCGGAGGCGGAAATTCGGGTGATAGCTGACTTCCATGCTGGCATGCTGGGGTCTTTCACTTTGATTACCCCGCGTCAAGGCGCGCTGGGAGCTCGTCCCTTTGTTTATATCGAGGCAGCGGACGGAGTTCGCTATGAGGAATCCAGCGACGTAGTGTCCCTGTACGAGCAGGTCTACCCTGCCGTCAATGAAACCGCGATTCTACTGGAGGAATATCTGAAATGACGCCCGGACAATGGCGTAAGTCCTCGCGCAGTGGCGGGAACAGCCCCAACTGTGTGGAGATCCGATACGCCGGGCCGGTGGAGGTCCGGGATAGCAAGGCCCCGTCCATAGGAAGCCTCGCTATTACCCGAACCGAATTCGCCGCCCTGTTGGACAGCGTGAAGTTATCTAGACACAAATATAGCGGCCCGGACCGACGTGGTCCGGGCCGTTTGCTACGCCTGTCGGAAGCAGACACCACAAACCGCTCCTGCTGGCCGTAGCCAGACAGGGGCGGGAGTGTTTGTTTAGGCCGCTTCCACCTGGAACAAAGCTGGCTGCCCGGTTTCAGCAATGACAGCCTCGTGCAGCCGTTTCCTGAGATACCGCAATCCTTCGGCGGTAACTCGCACTTGATCGCTGGCGCGGTCAAACCCCAGATTCCGGTCAGTCCACTTGGTAGCCCGGAGACAAACATGGTGCGCGTGGCGCGCATATGGAACATTGCCAGCGTCCAACAGCCCCATGTCTCGCAGCAGCTTGAACAGCCGTTTCTGGCCAGTGGAAATATCAGGGTCGCGGTTGAGAATGTTCGCGGCTTCTCGCACCGAGTAGTCGCCCTTTGCTGAGGCCAGCACATCCCAGGCGTCGGCCTTGGGCTCAGCGGATGCCAGAGCGACCTTGACGGCCTCGCACTCTTCGACGGTCGCCGCCAGCTCCCGAAGCGCTTGAGCGTAGGAGGCAGGCAACTCGTGCTGTACCTGTGAAACCTCAGCCTCGCGGGCCTTGACGGCGAAGTAGATCCTGGCCTGCGCGACGGCTTCCTTGGTGTCGTCTCCGGCCATTGCCGTGAGGTAAGCACCGAATCGAGTCAACCGGTAATCGATGAGTTGCTGGTTTCCCCATCGACCGCCATCGGTGTGTTGGATGACAAAGTGATGCTGGGCCTGCTCGTTTCCCTCGACCAGCGCCAGCGAAGCCTTCGCCTTCTCGATGACTTCCGTGAACTCATGCCAGCGGCCGTACTGCATAAGTGGCATCAACATGCGGCCACTCCAGTACTCGCCCTGCGCGTCGACGCGCTTGATCGCATCGAACGGAGAGATGGAATCTTCGGCCATTCGGGGGATGGGGACAGGGAGTGAGCTGGTGTTACGGTTACGCGTTTCGTGCATTATCATTCCTTATACGAAGCATTCAGCCCGTTCCTGCGCCTAACAGGGGCGGGCATTTTCATGTCCGCGTAACGGGAGTCGACCGGGGGGATCAACTGGGCGACACTTTACTCCTGGGGTGTGACAGGTGATGCAAGTGGCCGGTTGTGTCCTATAGTCAGGACAATTGCGTGCATGCAAGCGTGCCAGGCATTTCATACTCGGAAGATTCACGGTCATGTCACATAGGAGTGACATTTCAGCCTCCACCAAACGGCCAATATCCGATACGAACCGAACGGATGAGACCAGACACGCCAGGGCACGCACAGACACGAAAAGACCCCCGGCCGAAGCCGGGGGTCGAGGATAGTTAGAACGGCCAGTCGCCCGACCGGCCCGACTCCAGCAGCGGAATCATTTTGAAACCAGCGTCAGTCAGTCCACCGAACGTATGCCGCGTCCCAGTCCCAGACGGGGCATGCCCGTGCCGGTACCCGGCGAGGTTCCACGTAAACACCATGCGGTCCTTCGGGACCGACCCGGTGACATCGCCATAAACTGCCTGCTCATCAGTCAAAATCAGTACCCGGTCGTGGTTGGCGTAGTGCCGCTGGACAGCTCCAGCAGTGTCGGTGCCACCGCCGATGAAATACCCATCGTTCTTCCACCGGTCCAGGCCCTTAAGGACAGACTCGCCCTTGATGCGCGGGAACACCTTCGACGCCTCGCCACCCCAATACCCATTGGAGAACGACACCACGTCAGCGTCCTCGCAGCGCGACGCCAGAGCGATCCCGAACAGCGCCGCAGCATCCCAACGCATCAAGGTCCCGTCCTTGGAGAACTCCGAGTTCATCGACCCGGACGTGTCCACCAGAACCAGAGTCCTACCCGGAAGGGCTGGGACGTTGGCCAGCGACGCATTCAGTGCCTTGTCGAGGGCGTAACCCCACCGCAGTGACGGCGCCGCCTTGTACGCCGACAGGAACCGCATCGGTAGCTGCCGCGACTTCGCTACCTGCTCAGGGTCGGCGAGCTTGTTCGTGACGGTCTGGGCTACCTCGTCGGAGACCCCCGCCTGGTCGAAGTTGCGGAGGTTCCGCAGCAACGCTGCGTACCCCATCGAGGGGATCAACGCTTCCCACAGCTTCGCCTTGTCGAGCTTGTCCCCGGCAAGGGAAAGGGCGTCCTCCCACGTCATTCCGGCGTTGCGAAGCTTCTCAGCATCCAGCAGCACCTCAGGTTCACGCTCGGCGAACTGACGCAGCATCTTGTTGTTGAGCAGCATGTTCAACGACATGGGGACATCCTCATCGCGGTTGTGCCGCCGATCGAGGGCATGCGCAAACAGGATTCCCTGCCACTCGGCAGAAGGGGAAGCGTGCACCAGATCCAGCACGTCACCGAACCGGAACCCCTTCGAGCTGGTGTCGTACTTGAGCAGGTTCCGCTCTGAATACAAGCGCGCGACAGCATCAGCCACACCGCGCTTGACCGGCTTCGGGATGGAACGTCCGTAGGTGCTGGTCCAGTATGCGAGAGCCTCGCCTGGCTCATCAGCACGCATCAGAACAGAATCGACGATCTGCCGGCCACCGGCAACACCGGCATCCTTCAGAGCTTTCGCGGCCTCCAGGGCACCCACCAGTGAAGCGGACCGCATGTTCGCGCCAGTCCGCAGCCAACCCAGGAACCGGGAAGTCCAATCGGTGTCTTCGACAGCGACCGTGTGAACCAGCTGCGCAAACCGGTTATCCCGATCCGTAGCGTTCTCGTAGAACGTCTGCTCGCCCACCATGTTCGATACCGCCAAAAGGAACAGTTCCGACTTGGCGTCACGGGCATAACCCGCCCCGCCCTCGAACGTCCGGCCAGACGGGGTCTTCTCGGTGACCACCGGGGAATTCACGGCGGGCCGAGTCGCGGTCTTGTTGAATTTGGTCATGGAAAAACCTCCTCGCGTTGGGGAGGAGGTCAGAGGTGAGATGCCCGAGATCAAAAGCGACACCGGTGCTAATGCTGTTGCTCTGCCAATTGAGCTACATCCCCGAAAGGACGGCGGGACTCGAACCCGCAACCCACAGTTTGAAGGAAGTATCCGACGTCTTCGCACCGAGCATCTCAAGTCTGCAATCCTCCCGAGATCAAAAACGCCAGCGGATGGGATTCTTTGAAAGAGAAGGAACCGCCAGCTTCGCACCGGGAGTGCAGTAAGTCTGTTTAAGTTGTAGCGCCCCGAGATCAAAAGTTCAACGGTGTAGAAATCAATGCCTTTGAAGTAACCATCGACGCGTCGCACCGGGGTGCACGCCGAGCGTATACCCCATCCCCGACATCCGCCACAACATATCGACACGTCTAATAAGGAACCTTTGGCGCACGAAACAACCCCGCCCTCCGAAGAGAGCGGGGCGGCGACCCTACCGGGTCACTTCTACTGGCACGTAGGCATAGAGCCTACTCGGTGCGGTTGTCCTGGATATACACCGGAGGGTCAGCGCGCTTCCGCCAGGTCTTGACCGCAGCCATCAGCATGACTACCGTCGCCAGGATCTGCGCGCCAGTCTCGGTATACGCGGCCTGCTCGTCGGCGTTCACCAAGCCCAGGACAGCCAGCAGCCCCAGCACGGCAGTGAAAACACTGTAAATCGCAGCTCGCACATTGTCAGACACTTCTAATCTCCTTCAGGTTCTTCGGATTCGGTAACAGTGCAGATCACGGCCTGGATTGGCCCGTCAGTCGTCAACACGGTTTCCGCGGACGCCTCGTACCCCTCCGGGCACATCGGCAGCGGATGGTCAGTCAGGTAGTCCTCGACAGCTGCGGCGACATCCTCAGGCGACGGGGGTGGACCCCGCTCACCCTGCGGCCCGGGCGGACCCGAGGCGGGAGGATTCTCGGTCAGATAATCGGCGACAGCCGTGGAAATCTGCTCGGCAGTTGGGGGTGGCCCGGGTTCGCCCGGCGCCGGCGGGTGCTCCGTCAGATAGTTGGAGACGGCCGCGGCGATCGCGGTAGGCGTAGGTTCCACAGATTCGACCGGGTTGGCCCGGAAATACGACTCCACCGCCGCGAACACCTGGGCGTCAGTCGGCGGCGGGCCGGGTTCTCCTTGCGGGCCACGGTAATCCGGGTCCTCCAGTAGATCCTTCGGGTCCGGGGCTACAGGTGTTTCCCCGCGGCCCTCAGCGGCCGACTGTTCATCACCCAGCGCCTCCGCGAGCGCGTCCACACGATTGGCTTGGATATTGACCTTGTACAGGATCAATCCGATCAACACCAGCGCGACAACAATGACGGCCCACTGGATTATGCCTCGCCTGCTAGGCATTTTCATCACATCGCGCCAGTGGAGAACAAGATCTGAACGATGATCCCCAACCCGGCGGCCAGCAGCGCGCCGATGACCATACGTCGATCCTGGCTGCGTCGCTCGGACGCCGACTTGCGATCCGACTCGATCGCATTAACCAGCCGTTCCAAGTCTTTCTCCACGTTGGATACTCGGTCAATGACGCGACCCAGGTGGGCATCGTGAACATCCTTAGACACCAGGGCACCCAAACCGGCGCGGATTTCAGCAAAGTCCTCTTTGAAGTCTTGCCGCAGCTGCTTGAGCTCGCGAGCAATCGCTTCATCGGACACGTCGCCTACTGCCCGTCTAGGGCGTCGCCGGCAGCAGCCATGCGCGCCAAAAGTTCGTTACCGGGGACTGCGGCGGCTGTCGATACCGCGTCCAGCAGCTCCTGGAACTGCTCAGGGGTTAGATCTGCCGGGGGCGCGCTGGCCAGCTGGCGCACCATCTCGGTCAAACCGGCGATCTCGCCGCGCATGGTCGCCTGACCCGCCAGCGCCTCAGCGGTGTCCTCCATGGCCGCGCGGCCGGTCGTGTATCCACCCAGCAGGTAGGACGCGACCGTGTACCCGTCCTCGCGCATGTTCCACCGGTCGATGGGCCACTGATTGGGTGCGATCCGCCGTTTCAGCAGCTCGTCGACAACTTCTTTAGCGGTCGGCATGTCGTCTTCTCCTGTAAGGATTGATACTATTCCGGCTAGTGCGGTCCATGAGGCAGCAAACTGCCTGGTCAGGGATTTATGGATGTGCCACAAGTGACTGTTATCTCGTGCGGTTTCCACGAACGTGTAGCAGTCCAGGCCCCGCGCGCGACCATCGATATTCCCGATCACCTCACGCAACACCGGGACACCGTTTATCCACAGGCGAGAATCTCGGGCACGTATCGCCTCGAATAGACGTTTCGTGTAGAGGTTGATCCGGCTGTAGTTCCCTTGATGCGCCTCAGGGAACGTGATGTCCAAAGCACTTGCTTTGTCGCCGGGGCCTTTCTTGTCGGCCGTTTTGGTGACGGAGTAGTCGCCGGACCAGTTCGCCCAGCGGGTGTTGTGGTAGCCGCTCTTGTTGGCGTAAATCCCGCTCAACTGGACGTTGCCGATCGCTCGGGATACTTCCTCCCACAACCGCCAGTTCGCGTCAGTTATCAAAGCTGGACTCGGATTAGATGCCATTTATGCCTCCAGCGCGGCTACTCGTGCTTCGAGCGCGTCAAACTCTGCCTGTGTCGGCACTGGTTCAGGCCCAACTGCTAGTTGAGCAGCAGGCCATACCCCGTTGAGGAACCAAGCCTCTGCGACAGTCCATTTCGTCATTCCGTCCCCTACAGACATCGCCAACTGATAAGACGGAGAACTGGATGAGAACGCCTGGATGGTCAGGACCCCGTCTTCCTCGGAGGCGATCTGGTAGGTCATTTCGGGTGCCCCGCAGGGTTCCAGGAATTCCACGATGTCATTGCTGTTGTTACCGTCGTAAGCGATCACGTGGATCGGGGTGACGTTAACTGGCATTGGTGGCCTCCAAGGCGTCAAGTCGAGCAGACAGGGTTTCGAGTTGCAGTTGCTGCTGTTTTAGGACAGGGATTACTGCTGCGGTCAGCCGGTCATAGTGGATCGAATCCGGGCGGCCTTGATCGTCATAGCCGAGGAACTCACCCAACCCGAGCTCATGCAGTTCCTCGGCGATGAACCCGATGTACCTTGATTGGGTATTCGGTTCCTTCTCGGCTTCGCCGCGGTCTCGCCATGTTCGGGGCCGCATCTGAAGCACCGCGCCAGGATCGAGCTCGGCGTCTTGAATTTCTTGTTTGTAGCGTCGGCTGGAGACGTTGCTGCGCTGGATCAGCCCATCGGTGCCGATAACACAGTTGGCGCTGGACCCGGTCGTGGTGTGGGAGATGAACGTTCCGCCGGTCGATGTTAGATTGATCGGCCCGTCCCTAGCCTCCACCAGGACACCGAACGTGCCCTCACTGATCAGTGAGACACTGAAATCCCCGAACATTCCCGCGTGCAGCGAATACACGGTGAATTGCGTCACAGGGGTGGGTAGATTCCCGAAACGCACTCGCGTGCCGGATGCCCGTTCGGTGGCCGCGAAAACATCCGTGGCGTCTTCTCGCTGTACCAGGAACCCATAGCCCGGTTCCCCATCATCGACAAACGATCCAGCCCACGTGGAGGCGATCCCGTTGGGGTGCCGGGTAATAACCTGCCCGCCGTCGCGAACATTGACCTGCCCGCCGTCGTTGACGTGAATGTTCCCGCCATCATCAACGGTCAAATTGCCTTTATCGAATATCCGAAGGCCGTCTTTACCGATCGACGTGTGTTCGGCGGTGCGGGCGGTCTGCTGCGACTGAATCGCGGTCTCCAGCTCCCGCTGGCGCCGCATCGTGTCGCCTTTGGAGAACGCGATGTGCGCGTATTTGCCCATTTATTCCTCCGCGAGAATCAAGTCGACAGTCCCGGCCTGAAGATCCAGCTGGTAGCCGACGACCCGGCCTTGACCCGTAACCCCAAGGGGGTGGCCGTGGCCGATCAACTCCCACGCCACGTCGTCACCGATGTTCCAATCCACGCCCAACATGGGGTAGACGTCCCACCTGGCGGTGATCTTCCACGTCCTGGTCCCCAACCTCAAACGCGCGAGTTCAGCGGCAGCATGGTCGTTCAGGACCTCGGGGTCAACGATTGAGGAGGACGGCTGGAAATGCCGTTCCCAGATCATCCAACCCGCATCGAACAGACCTTGGTCGAAAGCAGGATCAGATTCGGGCTGGTCGACGCCCTGCCCGGAACCATAAGCTTGGATCCAGTTAGCACCTTTACCGTCCGAATAGTCTGTTAGGTATTTGTAGGTGGCGTCCGATCCGCCCTGCGAAGCGAATATCGAGTTCGCGGTCACCTCAAACACCACCGGGGTGGACGCGGCGACCCCGATACGTTTCCGGACCCGCGCGATTTTCGCGACCGTCGTTTGTGAGGCGTCCGCCCACTCCAGATCGATCGTCCACTCCGGGCCATCCAGGATCGCCATGAGCTCTTCCAACTGCGAGAACACGCTTTTGCGGTCCTTGCGGACATAGGAGCGGTCCCGTGGTGTCCCGGTAGGAGGGGCGTCAATGAGTAGTCCAAGGCCGCGGCCTACCCCGTCGATAGCCTCAGCGTCAGCAAACAACGCCGACGCGATAACGGAGGCTTCGTCTTGCTGGACGAATTCGTGATCCCCGGCGACCCGCCGACCTAGATACCCCTCCAGGGACGAACACCCCAGAGTGTTGTCGGTGTCGGTCCCGACCTGTGTCGGCAGGACCAGGCCACCCCACGGGAGGATGTCGTTAACCACTGGGACGATCATGACCCGCCCGCCCTCAGTGGCCGCATCCAAACCCTGACGGGCTGCCGGACCTGACAGGACCCTGGGTAGGGACAGAGACGCTGACGTGATCTCACCCAACACGCGGGACGGGACGCCCCGTAGATCAGGGAGCTCGTCAATGATTTTCCCCGAAGCGGCGTCACACGACAGCCACGTCACCGACGTCCTGTGAACGGCCTCAGTGGGTGGAGGCAGGACCGGCCCGGGTTCGGGTGGCTCGTCTTGGACCTCAATGGTGTACGTGTAGGTCTGGAAAACGGTGGTCATGATCCAGCCAGTCATCGTGACCTGAATCTGTGATCCACTGTCTACAAAATCGAGGGTCCCGTATTGGCCGCGTTGATCACTCTCAGGTCCCAGATCGTACCGGTCCAACACTGCCGTGGAAGGAGTCGAATCCAAGGCCGCGAACTGTCCGATAGGGAATCCGCCGGGAATGGTGGTACCAGTGTCCATGCCTAGGGCGTGCCGGTCACCCCACACCATGACCATCCGGTCAATCCACCCAGTATCACTGAATAGCTGAATCAACTCCTCGCGCTCGTTCTGGAATGAGAACCAAGTGTCGGCTCCATCCGGGTGGGACCATACGGACGGGTTGAACACCACCAGGAACTTCGCGGTCGATGTCGCCAGCAGGCTGCCCAGCCAGGCTTTCTGGTCTGTGCCGAGCATCGTTTTCGACGGGGTATCAGGATCAGAGTTGGGGTCCCTGAATGTTCGCGAATCCAGGGTGACAAACAGGACGCGTCCTATTTGGTAGGAATGGTAGATTCCCGACTCACCCAACGGGTAGTGAGGGATCCTCTCCCGGTACACCTGGTTGGCGTTGCCGTTGCCCACGTGGGTGCGGTCGGAGTTGTTCGGGCCGAAATCGTGGTCATCCCACACATAGTCAAGCGGGACCTGCCGGTACAGGGCGTGCTGCTCGGACTGGGCAAACACATCATCGTAGGCGGTCCGGTACGTCGCCACCGAACTGTCCGGCGTGTAGGTTCCACTGCCTATGTCCAGGTAGTGGACATCACCCATGTGCTGGAACAGCAGCGGCTTTTTCTCGCGGATCACCCCGAAGACCGGCGAATTCGAGTACCTATTGGAATCGAAGGTAGTGCCCGACCCCGGGTAGACCGGAGCCAATCCCGCACACGAGGCAGCAGCGACCGTGAAGTTGGCCGGCACCCCCACAGGCGGGTAAGTCACAAATTCTCCGGGAAATGCCACGTCGACAACGGAGTCGTCCTCGACAGCCCAGAAATACCTGGTATCCGCCTCAAGGCCCGACAGGTCGAACCGCGCCACACCGCCTGCCGGGGTCACTGGTCCCTCATAGGACGGCGACGACAGGTCCTGACTGGTGGAGTACACCAACCTCGTGGACGACCCGGTGACACGGGCGATCACCCTCGCCGACGCGGGCGTGACCGCCCCCTGGATCGCCGAAACGACCGTCACGTCACAGGCTCCACGCTGACTCGCCGGTCCGATGTGTTACCCGTCCCGGACGACACCATGTGCAGCAACTGCGTATTGTAGACACTGCCGGGGGTTAGGCCACTGAGGATGTGAGACTTACCGAAATCGAATCGCGCATCGAAACCTGTATCGCCGGTGCGCAGGTTACGGTCGAAACTAGCGTCCTCGATGATTGTGCCGGACCCGACCGTCGAGCCGGTACGCGTCCGCGGCGAGATACGCGCATTACCGGCACCGCCACCAGTGGTTTTGCGCAGCAGCGCCCCTGCGTAGCTGATACGGACCTGGCCGGACAGTGGAGCCGTCCACACCACCGAACACGATGCGTACGTGCCTGAGGTGAACGTCGTCCCAAACGACGTGTTGGTGAAGTCGTAATCGCCGTCCTGCCAGTTCTCCACAGTGGGAGTGTTCAGTGGGTTCAGGATTACCCAGCCAGAGCCGTCGAATATCTCAACAGCCCCAGTGTCCATATTGTAGATGGTGAGGCCCGGGTACCGCCCGCCAGCCGCCGGATAGCTAGACGAATTCCTGACCGGAATAATCCCGCCCCGCGTTGCAGTAAACCGGGGGCCTGTCTGGATAGACGGTGCCGGGGAGCCACCGGCAGGTACCAGGATCGCCGCCAAACGCTCAGAATTCAACGTCAGTGTTGGGGCAGAAGGGGAACCAGCAGGAGTACCGGTCACATAGACGACACGGCCGCGCTTTTCAGTCGAAGCGTCCTCGTCGTCGTCTTGGACTTGAAGATCCAAAGCATCGATACGTGGGTTCGTCCCATCAGCAGGAACAAGGTTCCCCGTCTCAGCTTCATGAGCTACTGGGTACGGACCGGCAGCATGCCCGACCACGGCAACGAGGTCGATGACTGTCCACTGGGTTGCCGTGACCGTGACATGGTCGTTCGCACCGGCTTGCGGGAACACGCCAGGCCGTGCAGAAAACCCACCGGTGACATCGCCGCGCCCCAACAAGCCAGAGAACGCCTGCCGCAGACCTTTAGCCGGATATAGGGGGACGGGCAGATAGACGTCGGCTCCACCATCGGCAGTGAAATCCATGACGACCCCGCCAGGCGACGCCGACACCTGGAACGTATCGACTGTCGAGTTCCGCACGAAATACGGTGCACCCTCCACCAGGATCGCCCCGCCACCGGTCAACGCCTGGACCCGCACCTCCGTCAGATCAGATAGACCATGACCGACAGCGGTGAGTTCGTCAGTCGCCGCGGCGATCGTCGCAGTATCGACGAGAGTCTGCGCCCCCGCGTTCGTCCACAAAACAGTGTTCGCCATGTCAGTACCAGACCGATCTGTGTCGGATAGTCAAAGAACCGTCCCCGAAATACCGGAGCCGGGTAGTCGATTTAGGAGGCAGCAGTGGCCACGGCCCGCCATCACTGGAGGTGTCACCCCGTACGGACGAAACCCCGTTGAGGAAGACTTTCTTGGCGGCTGTGTCCACGTCGAGCCACTGCCCGGCCGCGATCGCGATGTTGAACCGCAACACCCTCAGCCCGTCAGCCCGTTGCAGGGCAACCCACGGGTTCGAGTCAGGCCCGTCGATGCGGAGCCGCAGCGGCGCATCAGCAGTACCCTCATTAACCAGGTCAGCGAACCCGCCGACCAGCCGAGCGTTGATACCCGTAGGCAGGCTGAACGACAGCGATAGCCCGCCAGTGGAGACGGGCCCCGTGATCGGGCCCGTAACGGTTTCCTCGGCGGAGTATTTGAACGGATCCAATGCCACGAAACCCAGCTGCACGAAACCCGTCCCGCCAGGAGCGGTGGACAGTTCAGGCTCACCCATCCTCGGCCGCCCAAACAGGACCCGTTCACGGCCGCCACGGTGATACCGCAGCTCGACCTCTTGAATGTCTTCACCGATCGGGCGGAACGCCGCAGCCAGTTCGTCGACGGCATCCCAAAATTCGGCCTCCGAGGGAGTGTCGATCATCAACCTGATCGGCACGATCCGCTCGGCCAGCCATTCGGCACCCGAATAGGAGCCGTGCCCCCACGCCCTGGGGGCAGTACCAGTGGACCTGACATTCCACATGAGCGGGTTGAACTCGTGCGTCACCCGGTATACGGTCCCTGGCCTAGGAATACAGTCCATTACCACATCGCGGACTTGAATCTGCCCGTCCAGGAGCGCCATTACGTGGCCCCACTGAACACGGCGTGCCACATCAGATCGTCCTCGACCTGCCGCATCGAGAACTGGTCACTGAACGCCGAAATGTTGAGGTTCTCGATGTTGAACGACCGCCCGCCCCCACCGTCGAGTGTGGGGTTTGCTCCGGCGTTGATCGCCTGCAACAACGGCAAATGCCGCCGTGCAGCGGACTCGCGGACAACGAACTCGTTGTTGGTCAACCGGGACAAAACAGTGTCGACACCCGGTGGGCCACCAGTCACCAAACCACCGGTCTGGTTCCGCGATAGATCGTTCCATCCAGGACCGGACTGTGAGCCCCGGGTCGTATACGTCGTCACGATATCCACCGGGTACGTCCCCTTAAGATCGTTCAGGACATCGATGTAGGCTTCGACCTCTTCGGCGGTCAACCCCAGTTGTTCGGCGTTGTCTTGCAGGAACGCGATCTGCTCATCAATGACATCAGTCGCAGCCTCGTTGCTGAGCGTGGCCGCGTACGTCTCGGACGCCATATCGGCTATCGAGCCGGTCAAGTCCTCCATGTTGCGGCGGTTCTCACGCGCCGCCTCAGAGTTCCCAGTCAACGCGCCACCGTTCTCCAACGCCGCGTCCGTGGTCGCCTTGATCTGCTCCTGTAGAGCGTCCTCAGCCTGCGTCAACCCGAAAGCACGGTCAAGAACCGCGCTAACCGCCTGATCCAGTTCGTTCAGCGCTTCGGAGCCGTCACGGGCCTGCTCGCTAGTCAAACCCAGCGAATCAGCCAAAGCTGATTCGGCGCCAGTCAGCTCGATCGCTTCAGCCTTGGTTTCCCCCATCGCTTCTTTCTCGCGGTCGAACGCGGCGGCTCCGGCTTCTGCTGTATCGCCGACGACGCCAAGAGCTGCCTCAAGCCGGGTTGCCGCTTCCGCAAGCTCGAGCTGCTCCTCGGTCATGTCCCCGGTCTCAAGGCCGTCGTAGGCGCTCTTGGCGTCGTTGACGGCGGCCTGTATCTCCTCCATCGCGGCCTCGTTTCCCAAAGCCGCGTCGGTCAACTGTTCCAAGCCGATACCGAGCTTCTGCGCGTTCTCCAGCGCGCCCTTCTCTTCCAGAGTGTGAGCCACCAGAGCTCGGGTGTTGGTGGTGATAGCGCCCGTCTGGTCGTCCAGAGTGTCAGCGAACTCTTTCGCCGCCGCAGCAGCTGTCGCCTGCTGGGTCGCCCAAATACCGAGTCCGACGGCGGCGATCCCCAACGCCGCACCGACAGGTCCCATAAGGATTGACGACATTTTGGACAAGGCCCCACGGGCTGCGCCAGCAACAGGGCCCGAAATTTGTGCCAACGCGGTATTGAACGCGGCGATTTTCGGGACCGCTATCAACGCGGCCCCACCCACGACACCAACAACAACAGCAAGCGACGCCAACACCACCAGGAGCGTTTGGACCGGCCCCGGCAGCGACCCCAGGACATCAGCCAAGCCACCCAGGAACGCCGCGACCTCACCAACAATCGGGAGTAGCACTTCGCCCATGGAGATCGCCAAATCGACGACCCTGTTCTTCGCGATCGCCATTTGCGCTTCAGTCGTCTGGTACCGTTTCTCGGCTTCCTCCATGAGGGCCTTGTTCTCGTCCCACGCTTTATTCCCGGTATGCAGGGACGACGTGAGGAGGTCCCCGGCGCCAGCCAGACGCAGCAGGGCATCCCGGACCCGGATCTCGCTCAAACCGAGATCCTCCAGGGTGGCGAACACGTCCTGGCCGCCAGATTGCATCCGCCCCAACCCAGTCACGAACATGTTGATCGCACCGGCAGCGTCATCCCGGTACGCGGTAGCGAAATCTTCAGCGGTCACACCCGCAACCGCGGCGAACTTGTCGAGTTCCTCACCGCCACCACGGACAGCCTGTTCAATGTCGACAAACACTTTCGAGATCGCCGACCCGCCGGCCTCGGCCTCCACACCAGCACTCGACAAGGCTGCGGCGTAGGCCAGTACTTGATCTTCGGACAGGCCAATGGTTTTCCCGGCACCGGCGATCCGCATCGCCATCTCCAGGATCTCCGCCTCAGTGGTGGCAGAGTTGTTACCCAAGCCCACCAGGGCCGACCCCAGGCGGGACACTTGAGCCGGGGCGGTGCCCATAATGTTCATGAACCTTGCTAGTGCGGTCGCGGCGTCCCCAGCGGACAGGTTCGTGGTCGCGCCAAGATCAAGCATTGTTCTGGTGAACGCGGTAATGTCTTGCCGTTTGATACCCAACTGGCCAGCGGCTTCGGCGACCCCGGCGATCTCTTCGTGAGTCGCTGGGAGAACCCCCGTCAAATCGCGTAGGGACTGCTCCAGGGCGGCCATCTGTTCGGGTGACCCGTCGACAGTTTTAGTGACCCCGGTCCACGCTGATTCCCAATCGATGGCGGCTTTCACCGCCAAGCCCAGCCCGACACCGATAGCGGCACCAGCAGCCAACATGCCAGTACCTACAGAGGTCATCGCGGAATCGACGCGGGCCTGCTGGGCCTCCAGTTTCCGTAGCTCACGGTCGAAACCCCTTGTGGATTTCCCGGCCTCTTCCAGGCCCCGCTTGAACCCAGCAGGGTCGGCATTCATCCGGTAGATCAAATCGCGGCGAGACTCACCAGGCATGGCTCACCCCCGTCGAAGCGTGATGAACGTGCCCGGCATCGGATGCGTAGATTCGGAGTGTTTCTTTTGCGCCATCTGAATTTCGGCGCACCCCTGGCAGTGCCCCAGTTCGGCTTTATACGCGTCCCGGGAACCGCCCTTTTCGGGATCCCACTCCTCCGGCCGGGTTCCACATTTACAGACCCGTTTAGACCGCACATATTGGACGATCGCTTTATCGCGATCCGATTTAGACCACGCCAAGAATTGGGAGTGTGGTATCCGGTAGTGGTCTGCTACTTCAAGTTCTGTAGCAAAGACAGGATCTGCGTCGAGTCTTTTGGGAGCACCATCGGGTCGACCGACCTCGACTGTTCGTTGATCCGTACGGCTTCAACGAACAGTTCTTGCCGCTCGCCACTAGACATGTTGTTTAGAGCGTCCCGCCAATCGTCTGCGGTCATATCATCGTTGACGCACTCGGCTAGGAGGGCGGGCCGGAACGTGGCCGTGTTCCACACCGGAGGTGCTTCTTTTTTGGCTTGCGCTTCAGCGATTTCTTTCGCCTCCGGGCGGTGTGCCTCGATCAGCGCCTCATAGTCATCCGCCAGCAGAGCCGTCAGGACGATCTCCTCGTAACAGGCTTCCAGAACCCGTTGAGCGGTCTTGACTTTCTTGTCAGCCGTTTTCTGTTTATCGCCGCTGGCACGGCGGGCCGCACGCTCAGCGGCCTGAAGTTTTCCCCGCGCCTCAGCGGGATCGGTGATCTGCAACCGGTACGTCGCTTGTGCCCGCTGGCGCTTCGCCAGGCGGTCCTTCAGGCTCATGCGGCCGGGATCGTGACGTTCTCGGCAGGAACCCGAGTGATCGAAAACTGGATAGTCACCATCGTCGCATTGCTGCCCGTGTAGTCGATCGGTTTGGAGACAGACCGGACCCGGACAGGGAACACATCCATCAACTGGCCAGGAATGTTGCCGCCGTGGAAAACCACGACATACGCGGCGTCGCCGCGTTCAATCACGGTCCGGACATCATCGGTGTCACGGGACGCGTAGAACGCGATCGACGCGTCACCTGGGTTGATGCGGCCGGGGATTTGCGCGGTGTACAAAGTCCCGCCGTCAGGGACCGCCACGTTGTCTGCGGCGACCTCGAACCCTTCCGCGGTGGACACTTCGGAGGTGATATCGACGCCAGCGTCCAGCTCAGCGAACAGCGGAGCCGTATAGTCGGTCATGGACACGACCCAGTAGTGCTTCGCCGTTTCGGGCGCGACATACCGGTCCGTTGTGTTCAGTGTGGTCACCATCAGTGGGTCTCCTCAGACGGGCGGCGTCGCCGCTTAATCGGTTTCTTGGGTTCCGGTTCGACATCGCTGGGACGCCAACCGGCGGCGATCCACGTCGCCATAGCCCGGCGCCGGACCGTCATGGTCCGGCCGGGAAGATTCGGGTTCTCCAAAGTCACGGTGTTCATGCCACGACCTCGAACGTCACGGTCGTGACCGCCGACCAGGTCATGTGGACCAGGTTGTCGGTTTTGTCGCGGTAGATTTCGGTCGCCGCGACGTACTTGGTCGCGGCATTAGCGATCGTGACGACCCGGTCCGCAACAGCCAGATCACCATCCACGGTTTGCGGGGTGACCAGCGTCAACGTGATCGGGGAGGCACTACCGTTGCTGACCCGCAGGATCGCGCCGGGGCGTACCTGGTCTCCACCGGCCGCCGCATTGTTTACGGTAGCGGTGATACCACTCGATGTGACACGTTCAATGTCTACAATAGCCATACTGTGTTCTCCTTATCGGAATCCCGCTGCCTCAGCAGCTATACGAACCGCCTCATCGCACGCCTTGGCGAACGTTTCTTGGTGCTGCCTGACAGCCGGGCGAATGAACGGGCGGGTCTGCTCGACCACCCACCCGCCCCGGCCAAAAACGGGGTGCCGGAACGTTTTCCCGTTCACCCCGAACTCGTAGAGCCGCGCATGGGGCACAGATTTCGATACCCGAATCACGACACCAGGGCGGCGTAGGGACCTACTGGACTGGGCTTTGATCGCCTGCGGGATACGAGACGACCACGACGCATTACGTTTCGCGGATTCGACAATGGGGCGAGCTGCCTGCCGCATCTCGCGGTTCATGTGGCGAGGAATATCGCCCTTCAGTTTGTTGATGTCGTTGATGAGTTTCCGTACGTCAGCCGAACCAGTCCCCGCCACGACTCACCCCCCGTACATGCCCCGGACGAAAGCGGTATCGTGGAGTCACCTTTCAGCGACACATCAACCGGCAGGTGTGGCCATCCCTACGGAGACACCAATGCCCGAAACCCCCGACGAACCTCTGACCGGCACCTGGATGCATCGAGCTGGCACTCGCGTTGAAGTCTCGAAGGACAACGGAACCTGGTATTCACAAGCGTTCATGTCTCGCCACGGCGGGACAGGCAGCGAACGCACAGTCCACACTGATCCTGTCGAGCTACGGCAGCGACTGGCCAACCTGGAAACTCAGGGATACGTCAAACAAGTCATTGGACAACCGGAACCCGGACCGTTGCCGGGCCAAACCATTGGCGTGATCATGATTGCTATCGCGATCCTGGTGGTGTTCGTGCTGATCGCGGCCAGCTAACGGTCGAACGCGTTAACGAACACCCCGAACCGCAGCGACGCGGCCATCCCCGTCTCAGTGGGATACGCCGAATAATCAATAATGTCCATGTAGGCGCGCATGACGCCTAGCGAGATCGGGTGCTCGGCTTTCAACTGGTCCACCAACGTTTTATATGTAGCGAACACCAACACACGGAGGGTCTTCGTGTCACTGTCGCCAGAGCTGGCGGCCAGCAGACAATTCACGCGGTACGTTTCCCGCCGGTCACCGACCCCACCTTCAAGATCGATATCGGCTTCAACAACAGCCCCAGTCTCGGACCATCCAACAATGATCCCCAGGTCTGTCCCGTTCTCGGCGACCTCAATAAGACCCGATACGGGTCCGTCATCAACGCGGGCATCCGGCGCAGCGGTGCCAAAAATCGTGACCAGCCGATCCAGGACTGCGGGGATAGTGCTCATCCGACCACCGGCACCATGTCGGACTCCAACAATTCCACAGCCCGCCGAGGGATCGAATAGAACCGGCCTTTATGGTCTGCAACACTCATCGTGTCCTCCGCGTACGCTGTCGCTGGCCTCCGGGAATCCTGAGGCCGTTGGGTGTCCCACATGTGCTGGACAATGATTTTCGCGGCCTGCACCCACGCCGACGGGATCTCGATATGCCCCGCCGTATACGTGATCGACAAACGCCCCCGGAACCAACCCGAGCCCATCCGGACGATCCCCACCTCATCGACATCCACTGAACCCACATCGATCGAACCACCCGCCGTGTACTCGATAGACGTGATCTCTTGGACCGGGTAATGCCGCAGCGGGATCATCGGGCCACGCACGTCATGCGTCTCGGTGTGACTCCTGGATACGACCGTGCGAACCCGGTACTCGATCACCGAAGTCGCGGCCTCAATGAAACTCCTGAGCTGCTCGTCGGAACCAGTGTTGGTGATCCGCAAATGAGTTTTCGTGTCAGCCAAAGAGATGATCTGATGCAGCTCCGACGTACGGACATCGAACACATCCCTATATGCCGTCTGCGGATCCGTCGTCGACAGGACAAACGAATGCCGGCCCGCCTGCGTCGTCGGGAAATCGACAACCATGACACCGGCCACTTCCGGCGGCAACGTGACTGCGGGTGTCTCGGTGGTGCCGTCCGGGAGCGTCACCGTCAACACGGCAGCACCCGGGTCGGTCAAAACCCCGTCAAGGGTTTTGACCTCCACCCGGATCCTGAAAACGTCACCCAGGTCGATCATTAGCTGCGCGGAATCGGGGTACGGCGGGCACCAGACAACACCAGGACAGCGCCATAAACGCCACCGGTGGCAGGCGCACCCGTCACGGTGACGACCGCCCGCAGATACCGTTGATGACCGGTATACCCGAGCTCGAACAGCGCCTCATCGTTGGCTGAAGTGACACTGATCGCCGACCCCTGAAGGAACCCGGCGGCAACGTCAGTCCAATCCGAATTGTTCGGAGAGTCCTGAAGTTTAAACGCATGCGTCCCATCAGTGACCGTCCCGACGTTGACAGCCAGCATCGCCGACCGGAACGCCGACAGTTCATTGGACATCCGGTCGACGGTTGTTCCGTTGGCGGTTGCCGCACGCAACGCCGGCGCGAGTGTCGCCTTGGCGATACTGGAATTGTAGACAGACGTTCTCACTGCGACACCTCAGTTTCGACGGGCTCCACCTTGCGGGTGGGTTTGCGTTTCTTCGGTTCCGGCAGTGCACGTTTCTCGCCCGGAACCGCGGTGGCTTCCTCAATAGTCCGGTCGATGTAGTCCTGCGCGGGCTCGAAGTACTTCTCGTTGCGGAGCAGATCTTGATGGTTTTTCACTCGCGGGTCGTTACCGGAGATCAGTTCGCCAGTGCGCACCACCCGGTTGGTTCCCGCAACACCAACCACGAACGACAGTTTGCACCGGTAGGTCTTAGCCATTGGTTTTTCCTTCGGTGGCGGCCGGAGGCATAAAGCCTCCGGCCTAAATGGATCAGGTAACGTTGAGCATCCTGAAAGCACCGTCCGAAACTGAATCGGCGCCTGTCCTGTACGACGCGAACCAGCCGCGCTGGCCAGAGGGCCGGTTGTTAGACGTGTGGAACAGGTGCGGAATGAACTCCACAGTCATACCAACACGGTCGGCGATGACGTAGTTGTTGAAGTTCCCGAACACGATGGTCCTGTTGTCCTGAGTGGCATTGATGACACCATCCATCGCCTCGGCCTCCAAAACCCGGCGGCCGATCAGACCATCAGGCAGATCATTGCCGAGGGTTGTCCACAGCGCAGCACCACCGGCAGTATCGAACTGGCGGGTCGCGTTGTAGGTCTGGATGTTCGCCAGCCAGGTACCGCGGCGGCGGTGCTTGGCGGGAAGCCCACCATGCAGCGCATACATGTCCTCCAGAGCGAACACGTCGGTAGTAGCAGACGGGATCTCCGAGGCTGTTCCCGTCAGCGCGGTGACGATACCGGTGGGCTGGCCGGAGCCAGAACCAGTAATGAACGCCTCAGCTTCAAGGTCTTCTCGTCCCTCAGACAGCAGCTCAGCCACAGTCGCGGTGACGTTGGCTTCGTCCTGCATCGCCTGCATAGAGATCGGCACGAACCCGCGAGCAGTGTGGATCGGGATTGAAGGCTGAGCGAAGGCCGTCGAATCGTCCGACACCTCCGAACCCTCAGCGTCCCAGCTCCACGACACGGCACCCGAAGAAACACCGTTCCACACATCACCGGTAGCCACGACCATCCGAGCGACCTGCCGGATCTCCGACAGCATCCCATCAGAGGTAACGATGACGGTCGGATCCAGCTGGAACGGCACCAGGTAGCCGCCCTCGGAGTCGGTCAGCGACATGGCACGGAACGCCTCCGCGGCCTGCCACGCGTTGCGCTCGTCGGGAGTGAACTCTGCGCCCTGAGGGTCGCGGGCTTTCTTCACCCACGCCCGCATGTACGCGGGGCTGGACGTGTGCAGGATCAACCGCGCGATGTACGAGTTGCGGTCGTCCCACCGCTCCAGGATCCGGGTACCGCCGGCGCGCACCGCGTCGTTGCAGCCAGGCATCTTCTCGATGGCCGACAGGGCACGGGCACGCAGCTCGCCGCCCACGTCTTCGGGGTCTCGCCCGAACGTACGCACTTCGGACAGGTTCCACGGGTCCCGGAACCGGCAGTCCTCAACCGAGTCAGGGTTGAGGATCGGGTCCAGGTCGTAGCCTTGGCCGCCGCTGACAGAGGCGCCGCGTTCCACCCGCAAAGCCAGCGATGCTGGCCCGCGTTCGGTGGTTTTGGTGGCCGACCGGACCCGCTCCAGCGCGGAGGTGCGCTCCAGCTGGCGACGGTGACCGTCGATTTGCGCGAATTCGCGAGTCAGCTCGTCGAACTGCTGCTCGTCCTCGGCGGTGAGGTCTTCCTTTTCGCCGAGCCGTTCCAGTTCAGCTTTAATATCCTTCAGGCGGATAACAGCCTGAGGGTGCGAAAGTTCCATTTAAATGTCCTTTGTGATGGACGCAAGCTTTGTACCCATCAGCCCCGTGACTTCACGGATGTTGCTGCGGAGTTGCTTCACGTCGTCGGTATCGGTCATCGACGGGTGCCCATCACTAGGCGGCGCGTCGTCATCGTCCAACGAGTGCCCTGAAGGCGGCGCGTCATCAGATGTCCTTGCGGGTTCAGGCGAGTGCTGTTGCAGCGGCTCGCCGGAAGTTTTAGTGCCAACCAGTGCGCACGCCACCTCGGCGCGCAGCTTCGGGTCGGCGAGGTCGTCAGCACCAGGCGGGACATCCATGGCTAGGGAACGTCGAATGTCGCGGCGTAGTTCAACGTCGCCGCGGATCGTCGACGCGAGGTCGCGTGCCCGCACACTCACCGAGGTTTCCTCGTAGGCGGGCCACACCACGGGCCCGGCTTCAGCGATCTTGACTTCCTTCAACGTCCGCTCCAAAGGTCCCCGGTCCCCGGCGTCCCACAGGAGGCGAGGAAGTTCTTCGGCTTTGATGAGCTTCCCGGCGTTGTCGCGCCACTCCTCACGCACCACAGAAAACCGGAAAGACATACCGTCGATGGCGCCTTCAGCGATCGCGTCGCGGATCGGCTGCACCAGCCAGTTATCCGTCAAACGGGCTTCAACATACAAGCCACGCGCGTCCTCTTTAATGGACGTGAACCGGCCAATCGGGACAGACCCGATCAACGGATGCCTACCGTGATCAAACTGGAGCCGGGGTGTCCGTTCCCGAACCGATTTCCGGAAAGCACCTGGAGCGATCTTCTCGGAGAACGTTCCCTCCCACGAATCGATCTCGGTGGCGGCGTTGAACACCGCCGCATACCCCTCCAACGTCAACCCGTCAGAGCCTTCATCGGCGCGCACCAGATCGAAAGCGACACTGCGCTCCAGGTCGTCACGCGGTGGCGCGGTCAACATCGTCATGCCGTTATCTCCTGTAGTTTCGGGCTCGCCTCGATAGGGATCCACCCCTTGGTCATCAGCTCGGCGGCCAACCGGACATCCGTCACCGTCATGGCCCGGATCGGTGTGGAATCGCCGGTGGTGCCGGGGGGCTGCAACTGCACCGACAACAGGCCGGTGTGCCGCAGCAGCGACCAGTCGTTGGCTTGAACCGAATCGGTAACCGACTGGGGTTCAAACCCGCCGTCGATGAGCTGCCGGATAGACGCGACTTCGCGGGCCTGAATCTCGGCGCGGTCTTTCTCGTCCTCGCGAAGGAACGGGATACCGCGGGTGTCCACAACAAGTTCGGCACCAGACGGTGCCCCTACGAGCCATTCCAGGGCCGCCGAGGCGAGCTCCCACAGCGGGTGGAGTGTCCGGTCGGCGAAGTTCCGGCGGGCCGCCGAATAGTTGCCCTGATTCAACGACGACCCATTCAAGCCTTCGGAGAATCCGACGATCACGGGCGGAACCCCTGCGGCACTAGCGATGCGGGTCTCTCCAGCGCCCTGGACTGCTTTGAAGTCGAGCTTTTTCAAATCGGAGCCGACGACCGTCGCGTCGGCGCCAGCACCCAAGTACAAGCGCTTGCCCGCGTTTTGAGGACCAGAGTGGTTCGCGTCCAAAACGGACTTGAACCGTTTCATCTTGTCCTCTGACATTTCCGGGACTTTGATGATCATGTTGGGTGTCGCGCCGTGCTCCAAGTAAGACAGTTTGTGTGTCGTGAAAGCCTTGTCCGCGATGATCTCCCGAAGAACCGGGGTCAGCCACGTCATGCCCCGCCACTCGGCTGTCGGATCCGGGTTCGGCGCCCAATGGGCGATCTCGTCCAGCAGAAAAGGGACACCCTCACGGTCCCGGTTGCCGCCCTCGAAATAGAGGTACCCGATTTTCCGCCAACCGACCTGCCCAGCCGGTCCACGGTCAGTGACGATCCGGGGTTCCAGGACGATATCTACCCAGTCCGGGCGGAGACGAATAGTTTCGCCCTCGGTTTTCCAGCCATACCAGTTGCCGCACAAGTCGGCGTCATCGATCATCCGAGACAACAGGTTCGCTGTCACACCACCCGGGTACGGTTTCTCGATGGGGCGCAGACTCGTCGACCCGAACAGGCGCCCAACACCAATATCGCTGAAGTTGCGGTACTTGAATTTCGCCTGCATGAACACGGCCCGCCGGGCCTGCATACACGCGAACACGATCCCGTTGGTTTTATAGATCGAGTTGACGTAACCCTCGAACGTATTCGGGGCTCTCTCCACATTGTTGTGAATGGTCTGCTGGACACCAGAAGTCGAATAGCCGATCCCCTGAAACGTGAACTGTTCGACCATCGCCGCGTAGTCATCGATCGTCAGAATCTGACGTTCAGATTCACCGCTACCGAACAGATTGGACCAAAAACCCACGGGAACCCCTCACATGTACAGAGCCCACGGCTCGGATTCCTCTTCAGGTATAAGTCCATTCTCGATAGCGAATGCCCTTGCCTCATGCGCAAGAACTGCCGCCACGGCACTGTCAATCAACATGCCGTCACCGCGTTTCGCCATTTTCATGTAGTGAGTCGCGATCTCGGATTCCTCGCCAGGCCGGAACTTTTTCCGGTTGCCCTTCACCAAGACCGCGTTCTTCACATGCCTGGTAAGGACTTCCGACCCGTCGTGAGTAATCTCCCCAGACCCGAACGCCGTCGTAAACCGTTCGATCGCTTTATCCATGCGCTGTTCAGTGTTGGTAGCGAACTCGACTACTTTGGTTTCACCGAACTCGCCAGACCATTTGTCTAGATAGTCCTGCCACCGCCAAGGGTCTGCGAACATTGTCGCTACCTTGTAGGCGCCGAATACGTCCCGGATTTTCCGGTCGACTTCTTTGGAGGGGACTCGCCATTCCTCGCTCGCGTTCTCAGGCCGCAGCCACACACCCAACTGGAACAGGCACCCATCGGACATGCGCGACGCAATCAGGGCAGTACCGTCCCGGTATTTCGCGCCGTCAAACCCCAGGGCGATAGCCTCTCCGGCCTCCAGGGGTTTCCAATCCTCGTCGCTGTCGGCCGGGCGAGCTTGCAGGTCCCATTGGGTCGGGTCCGCGAAAACGGACTCACCGACAACGATCTCGTTCAAAAAGAACCGGCGGCGGTCAGCCTCCAAATGCCGATGCGTTTGGACCTCGTGGAGGATGCGGCCTTTAACGTTCACCCAGCCGCCGCGTTCGCGGGCACTGTCACCATACTGGCGCAACAATTCCGGGTACAGTTCATCGACGTTTGTCAGGTCGGCGACACGCCTCGGTTCGATCGTGTCTACATAGATTCGCTCGTCACCAGCGTCAGCAGTGATCTGCGCTTCGGAGCCTTCCGACGGGTCCCACCCGTTCGTCAACTCCAGCCACCGGCCGTCCATACCGGCGACGTTGCGTTTCACCGCGCCGGCGACTTTCCGGTATCCGCCCTGCAACGTGAACAAATGAGATTCGGTCATCGTCAGGAACGTCATCGGCGCGCCCAGCCGGGCCTTCGCTGATGTGGTGACCGGTTCGATCCGGCCACCGCGCGGTAGTTCGATCCGGGTCTGCCCGGCATCTACGCCAGGGAAGTCAACGATCGGGCCGCGGCGGATCATTTCCAGCAGGGGCCGCCACGTGTTGTCGGTCTGGTCCTCCGAGGTACCCAAGCACACAATCAGTGGTGTCGGGTACGGGGCACCCACCGGGTCACCGAACGAATCCCAACCATCAAACCGGGTCGGCCCGGACGCCTCGGCGCAAATCATTGCCGCACCAAACGGGTCCTTACCCCATTTTTGGACCCTGCGTAGCTGCCCACCGGTATACCGAAGTGCGTCGGGGGCCGGCCACGCCGCAGCATGCGGGTACAACCGGTAATAGTGGACCAGGAACGTCCACATTTCGTCAGTCAACAGGTACGGGTGGCCCTGCCGGTACCCGTCAGGGATTACACAATGCTGTTCAATCCATTCACCGACCTGGTAACCCAAGGTCGGGAATTCATTCTCATAATCGGGGCCACGCCAAGGCATACCGCCTCCTCAGCCGACCGCGCGAATACGCTTCCGGACATCGTTGGCGTCACGTGCAGCCCTACGCTCCGCCAGTTCGTCCGGGGCGATCTCCCACAACAGGAGACGCATCGCCTTGGGTGTCAAACCGAGCCGGTCTTCCATCGCGGTCACTTGAGCGAGCAACGGCGGCGCCGCTTCGGGGTGTTCAGCCGCGACCATCCACCGGCAATACCGGGCGACAGTGCGGGTCCACCCCATGCGTTCCCAGATAGTCGCCTGTGGAATCGCCCAGAGTTCTTTCCAGGCTTTTTTCTCGTCAGCTGTAGCTGGTTGCGGCAGTGGCCACTTCGGTGCCGGACCGGTGCGCCCTTCGGAAGGAAGCTTCGTCATCCCGCGTCCACGGGAACCCCTCACGGGGTCAAGCTTCGGAGGATTCGGCACGCTTCACACCCCGCAATACCCGGAGCATTCGTTGCCCCACAAGTCAGTCTCAGCTGGGGTTTTCAACACCAGCGGCAAAGGTTTCCGCGAATGATGCACATACAGCGGATCTTCACGGTCACGAAGCTGCGCATCGAATTCGACCGCATCAGCCCATTCAGCCGGAGCGTTATCCGCCATCTGCTGCCATTCGGAGGCCGACTTAAACGGACAGCCAATACAGCTCGACCTGGGAACATCATGCAATCCGCGTTCGGTCAGAAACTTCAGACAATCAGCCCGAGTCCACCGCATATCGATCAACGGATAAACGTGCTCGATATACTTCAAAGGAGACGGTTTCATTCGATACGTTTCCTCGAACGAAATCCCCAGCCACATTTCCACATTCAAACCATGCAAAGGTCCCGCGAGTTTCCGGACCGTCCGACGGATCGGATGGATCTTCCAATTCACGGTGCAGGACTGCCGCATCACCACAGGTTTACCGTCGTGATAACCAAAAACCGGCATCGGCACGAAATCACCAACAGCGTCATCCCGCAGAGCCCCAACAGTGACCCGCTCAAAACGAATACCAGCAGCAACCGCCAGTTTCTCCAGCCGGTCCACGTTGTCGTAGACGACCTGGCGTTCCCACTGAGTATCAGCGAAAACCACCACATCCAGTTTCGGCAGGAGGCCATGAATTGACATCAACAACAAAGCAGTCGACTGCTGGCCAGCGCCCAGCGAAAGAACCCGGAACGTACGTTCATCTATCGGTTTGCGGCGGATCGCCCGTGAATGCTCGCTGCGGCAACCAGGACATCGGGGAGGCAACGGGCCACGGGAAGCTTCAACATCGAATCCGGTTTCACAGTCGCAACAAACAGCTCGGCGGGACACGGCCACCCCCAATGTGGGAACTGACGACATTGCGAGTTCCA